CGGCTTCCGTACCTACGGTAACGCCTGTCGTTCGGAGATACGGAACGCCGTTTTCATTGGTGTTGATTCTATATCCGAACATAGCGAAACCCTCCCTTAGAAGTTGAATCCTCCGACGCCGGGACCATAGAGGCCGTTGAAACCGCCCTGATAGTAGCCGCCGCTCACATACGGAGTGGTGTTCACCGCGGCGAGGTTCGGCCAGGTCACGGGCACCGTGTTCGGCTGGCGTGCGGCGAGTTCCGTAATCTTCTGGTTCAGCACATTGAACGCGGCGGTGAACGCCTCGGTCTGCTTGTCGTTCGAGATCTGGTTGCGGAGTTGGGTGATGAGGTCGCCCTGCCGGTTGATTTCGGCCTGCAAGTCGCGCTCCTTGGCCGCACAGAACTGGTCGTTCATGGCCACGGTCTGTGCGTTGATGGCATCCGTGATGGAACGGGTGTTGCGGTCAGCCTGGGAGCCGAGTTGGTTGGTCTGCTCCAGGGTGCGAATCTGCGCCTCATAACCCTGCTGAGTAGTCAGGAGACGATTCTCGCAGCAGCAGTCACACAACTTCGACATCAGCGTGGAGTTGCCGGACTGGATGGAGTTGATGATTTGTGGAACGGACACGGCCTGCTGGAGAGCGAGGCTGGAAAGGCCGTTCTGGAGAGTTGCGACTGCTGCGCTCACCTGCGTGTAGTCCTGTCCGAGCATGGTTGCAAGGTTCTGGATAGCCGCACGGGAGGCTTCGCCGTTGGAGTTGATCGCGTTCATCAGGAGTTCGCGACCCGCGTTGTTGTCAATCTGGTTGGAAATAAATCCGGCTCCGTTCCCGCCGCCCCAGCCACCGCCGAAGCCGCCGAAGCCGCCCCAGCCGTTACCGAAGAAAAGACCGAGAAGGAATCCGAGGATGCCACCGCCCCAACCGTTGTTGCCGCCGAAAAGACCGCCATTGTTCATGGCCATCCAGGCAGGCACAGTACCTCCGTTGTTTTCGGGAGTGTAAACTACAGTAGATTCTGCCATAACGAATAAGATTTAATGGTTATTGTTATGGCAAAGGTCGGTAGTTGTCTATGCGTCAGGAATTATGTTGCAAGATTGTCGTAATTCCAACAATTATGACTGATTCTCAATCGTTTATATGCAACAAGTTCCATTTCTTCGGTATTTTCTTTGCAAAAGAGATGAACGGATAGAATACTCTCCGTATTGGCTTTTCTATGACTTTTCTGGAAATGACGGAACGGATGTTCACGGACGATTGTTTGTAGTATTTAGCAAAGTCCTCAGATGTGCCGAGAAGTGGGATATTCTTCTCGATAAGCCTGACAAACGCTTGTTCTTCCTCAAGCGTCATTTTGTCGTGATCGACCTTGTATTTCAAAAAACCAAGGCAATCAGATAACAATTTCTTGACAAGGTTTGAATCTTCGGACATGTTTACTATATTTGCAAAGTTCCACCTACATAACATTACCCTCCAGCACAGGGAAGGCCATAAGCCCTCGGCCTGTACCGGAAGGTATTGTTGTAAATGTAGGTGGAACTCTTTTACAAATATGTCCGAGGGCTTTTTTATTCCCTCACTTTAATAATCCCTTTGAGATATTTGGAGCGTCGTCTGATATGTCTGCCGACATGGGGTTTATTTGATAAACATCATCGCGATTGAACCAATCACGAAATAGGCGAGGTTGTGATACCATTTCGGTTCGTAGTCCAGGTCCACCGATTCCGTTTTCTCCCGGTTGATGCCGAGGGAGTGCGCCCAGTTGTGCGCGGCCCATTCCCGCATGATGTTCATCTCGCTCCGCCGCCAAAGCCGACAGGACGGGTGCAGGGCGCGTATCTTGCACAACTCTGGGTAGAAGTCGGCCTTCTTGACGAGGTACGAGTCAATCAACTTGACCCGGTTGCCGAGGATGCGGTACTCCATCACGGAACGAGGAGTTCAAGGACATAGAAGATGCCCAGGCACACGGCGAAGAACAGGATGTAGATGCCGATGGTTTTCAGCACCTTCTTCCAGGTTACGACCTCCTTGATGTAACGGAAGTCCTCCTTGATGCCTTCGATGAACCACTTGTCGCCGTACTTGGTCTTGTAGTCATCTTTCCAATGCCACGCAACCTGGGCGATGGTGTAAACAAGGGTCTCCAGGATGGCCGTCACCCAGCACCAACCGAAGAAGGTCTTGAGCCAATGGCCGAACTGACTCATCCCGGCCTCCACGGGTGCGAGGAAGCCGACGATGATGAACGCGATTGCGGAAAGGATTGCAGTCCGAGCAAACCACCGCTTCATAAATTTGATTCTTTCTTCCATATCTTTTCGTTTTGTGGGGGCCCGGAGGCCCCCGGTTTCGCAGTATTTTCGCAGTTCACCGCAGTATTTTCGCAGTTCACCGCAGTATTTTCGCAGTATTTCCGCAGTTCGTAAGTCAGTCAATTAGGGCCGAAAGTCTTTGAGTTTGCTTTCTGGCATTGTTCCACTTCCGGGAATCCAATACCACCATTCTCCGTTTTCCTTGTATTGTGGTATCCCATATCCCCATCCGGGAAAGAACTTTGAATCTGGCATAAGTCATCTAATTAGGGCCGGAAGTGATTGTGTTTCCAACTTTTGCAGAATCGCCCAGATGTCGAACTTGATGTCATCCTTCAAGTCCCCGTCCGGCAGTCTTTCCGCACGGGCGTGGGCCAGCTCTAGGGCATCCCTCAAAAGTTTCACCGTGTCCATTTCTAATCCTTGTAAGGTATTACCATCATTTCCCGTTTCACCATCATCTGCGTGACGGTCGCACCGACCCGCATCACCTTCACATTCCCGTTCAGTCGGTCAATCGCATAGACGCAGAAGGCATCCTGGGAGACTCCGACGCCACCCCTCGGAAGGTCGGACTGATTCGCCCAGGCCGGGTTGGAGGAATCGCCGTAAAGGGCGTTTCCGCAGGTAATGCAGAGGCAGAGTTGCTTGTTCTCCGAATTTTCATAGTACCCGATCCAGTCCTCGTGGCGATGTCCGCATACGTAGCAGATGAACTCGGTCGTCTCATCCACCACGGAGAAGTCTGCCACCACCGAAACGGTCTGCGTGGTTACATCCGAATCTCCATTGTAGGTCGCTGAATGGTCTTCGTAGGTGAAGTTCACGGAAGTCCGGGAAATGAACGCATCCACCAGGAGTTCCACCACCCTCTTGTCCACATACGCACCGTCCGGCTCATAGGATGCTCCGGTGTTCGGGACGGGCTGGCGGAACACATCATAAGGGGATTCGGCCACCACCTTGTCCTCCGGTGCATGGTAGGCGATTACGATGCCGTAGCCAGCCGGAGTGGAGAGAAGTGTTGCGATGAGCCAGTCTACCTGGGCCTGTCCTATTCTTCTGCGGTACACACCATCTTCATGCTGATTGAGGACAATCACCCGGACTTTCTTGGCATCATAGTCCTTGTAGAAATAGCACTTGGTCGCAGGTGTCCCTGCAGATGCGAGGTATTCGTACTTTGTCGCAAGGTCGGAAAGGTTGTCGGCAAACAATGTGCTGCTCCCGGTGGGCAGGGATTCGTGGTTTCCGATGCAAGCGATTACATCCGTGTTGTGTTCGTTTGCGAAGTCAAAGATGAACTGCGAGGCATCCCGTTTTTGATAGAGGACGGCATCGCCCGTTTCCATGATGAAGTCCACACCAAACTTGTCGCAGTATTCCAACAGGTTCTTCCACCTCGGTGCATCCCCGTGCAGGTCGGTGATGTGGGCGAAAATGGGCATGGAATCCATCCCGTTCAATGCACCACCACCCGGAATCAACTCCCTGCGGAGTGCTTGCAGATTAATCTGCGTTGCCTCGTTCCGACCCACAACATTTTCATCCCGTTCATCGTAGTATTCAATGGCAAGTTTGCCGCTGTCTATGAGAGCCTGTATGTCGGATGCCAATATTGGTGCAACATAGGATGCAGAATTTGTGGTGTATGCTCGGAACACCGGACGGATGCATAATGCTGTATTTGGTAGGGTTATCTCGCCTCCGTCCACAAATGCCGCCGAACCACCCGCAAGCACTGAATGGTTTCCGTCGGAAGTTCCTACCCACCAATAGCCGCAAAGAATATAAGGCAAACCATCTGGGATTCGGTGGCGAATCCTCATTCCAGGGAAAGGCACACAGATGTTGCTCTTGGTTGTGACTCTTAAGGGGTCATAGGTTGAGTTATGATTCAAATGCCCAGATGAACTGGTATCGCAGTTAAGCAGACCACCCAAAGGCAGGGGTTTCCACTTGTTCTCATCTTCCAGGACTCCGCTTTCAATGAACTCCGTGTAGCCGGATTCGGAATCGTGTATAACGAAATCCTCCCCTCCAATTTTGACGGGTTTGTCATTTGCGACACCATCCACTTGCAGATGGAACGATGCACGGATATATGCCGGGTTGTTGTTGCTGAAAGATATGGTTCGCGTTCCCGTGTATCCGTTTGAATTGTAATACACAACGAAATTCTTGTCGGCATCATACGATTCTATTCTGATGTTTGATGACCCGGCCCCGCCGAATTTCCAAACAATCTCCGTTCCGGGAGTGTATGGAATGAAATCCGTAGTCCCGCAACCATCAAGGTACAAGATTTTCCCCTCGTTGATCCGCCCGTCCTCATAATAATTTTTCTTGCTACCGTAGATTGCCTTATCCACACCGATGTTGTTGCGGACGGTTTCCTGCTCGGTGTCGGTCAACTCCTGGGCGGTTTTGGTGAGGACTTCGGTGTCAATCTCTTCCTGTACCGCCTCAATCGCCTCCCGAACATCTGCGCCAAATCCTTCGTTCGGGACTTCCACATAGAAATTTCTTTCCGCAGATGCAAGACGGAAAACGAAATAGCAGTCCTCGGTTGCCGTGAAACTCCGTTTCTTTGTAGTGGAACTATACTGCGTTCTCACAACATCGGAAACCGCATCACCGACTTCCGGAACATCTGCCGTTTTACCGGAAATAATCCACCCGGATGCGAGGTTGTGATGTATCGTGATGGTCTTTCCTGCACTTACGGGAAGATACCAAAGCCGGAAACCCGTCTCTGCGACTATTTCATAAGGGAATGAACTTGTGATGCCTCTTCCGTTTACATTGGCAATATCCTCCGGCTGAATATTCCTTGTTTCATCAAACGTCAATTCGGCCTCTAACTGGCTGACTTTGGAGTTGGTCGCGTATTCTTCCAGGGCGACCGAAGTGGTGCCGATATGCACCCAGGAATAGGTGGAATCTCCGACCGTCACATACCTGTCGTAATTACCGGAAGTTCCAGTCGCGACAAGATAGATCTTGCCGACGGTGGACGCGCTTGCGGCAAGGCTTCCGGTATAAGAATCGCTATCGTGGGTCACACTCACGCCAGCCGGGATGTTCGCGGCTACGGGAGTGGATTCCCCGTCCCAGGCTACGACGAACGCGCCGTTGCCGATGGTTTCGATGGAGATTCCCAGGTCTGCGATGTCGCCGTTGATGTCCTCAATATCCTCGTTGATAGCCGAGGCGATCCCGTCCACATAGGTCTTCACGGATTTCGGGGAGGACGTCTTGACGTCGGATGCCGCGTCCGCAGACACGTCCGTGGAAATGGTCGGCACGGTGGGAATGACACCACTTGCGAGGTCGGACGCGGGGATGCCGGTTCCTGGTTTCTGGTAGGCCGTGGCACCAGACGCGGCACCGCTTCGAATCGTGGACAGGTCCTGGATGACGTCCTGCTTCCCGGAGACATCGGGTACGACCCCGCTGGCAAGGTCGCTGGCAGGGATACCGCCGGAGGGCTTGCTATAAGTGCCTGCGCCGATATTCGTCCGTGCCTGGGTTTTCTGCGAATCATTCAGCGACTGCGAGGTGTATTTAACGGCCTCCGGGTCGGAGCCTTCGCCGCTTCCGCTCTGCGCGGCCTCGTTGATGGCCGCGACGAGGTTGTTCTTCGCGGTGGTGTTCAAGTTGGAAAGGTTGCCAATGGAACTGCGTGCCACCTCGTCCTTGAGCGAGATGGGAACCCCACCGACAATGACCTGTTTAGCGTCACTCATATCGTCATGTTTTATTTTGTTCCTAACTGAAGACTATTGATTCCGTCGCGGAGTTGTAGGCAACGGACGAGGATGCCTCCGGGAAGATAAGGGATTCCGTCACGGGATCGTATTCCAGCGCAAGTGCATCCGTCAAGCCGATGTTCGCCCTTGCCTGTGCCTGCTGCGAGGCTGAAAGCACCTGCGGGGTACACCTGACAACATCCAATACATCCTGATCCTGCAAGGCTGTGTCCGCCTTCTCCAAGGAGGTCCTCACCGAAAGCGCGAGGTCGGCCTTCGGGATTCCGTAGTTCGGTTTCTGGTAAGCCCTTGCCGCTGCCGCCGCTCCGGAACGGATTGCGTCGAGGTCGGGAATGGCATCCTGCTTGCCGGCAATCAGCGCCTCTATATCATCGGGCGTAAGGCTTCCGTCTCCCCCGCCTCCGGGTTTGAGGTTTTTCAGTTTTTCTTCGAGCCGAACCCAGTTGGAGTCACGCACCGCCCTTTCATGGGTGATGGGGAAACGATTCCGTCCTCGTCTGTCTTTGATATAGTCTATCTTGTCTTGCATGGGGTCAGCGTTTATTCAGGTCTTACTGAGCGTCGTAGTCGTTCCAACTGTCAATCGTACCGGCGTATGTGGTAATATCGACATTCTTGAGTTCCATACTTCCAAGGAAATGGGTGCCGAGAGCGGCTACCGCTGCGGCCGAGAAGTCGTAAAGCGGAACGCTGGCGGTTGTCCCGGTCGTTTTGTATGCGTATGCGAGATAGTATCCGGCGGTAGGTGCGGCAAACAGGCCGTTGTCTGCGTTGAAGAACTTCTCGTGATAAGGGGAATGTTCGTTCTGCCACTGCTTTGTGACGGGGTTGTAGAACTGCAAGCCTCCGCTCGCCGAGCCGATAACCGTAATCCTCGTCGCGTCGATGTACTGGTACAGGGTGACCGCCTGGTAGGAGGTGGGGTTGTACTGGCTGTTCCTTGTCAGTTTGTTCGCGGTGTAGCGCAACCGCGTGGCCCTCCATTCGGGGACGGTCACATCGTATCCGAGTTGCGTGATGCCGTTCGGGCCGAGGTCGTACATGGCGTTCTCGTCGTCCTCGGCGGAGAAGAACTTCAGCACCGGAGCGGAATCTCCGTTCTCCTGTCCCATCTTGATACGGAGGTTCCCGTCCACATCATAGAAGCAGATGAGCCCGCCCTGGATGGTGATGTACGAACCGTTGCCTGCGGTGCTGATGAAGTTGGCGAACAGTTCCTCTGCGTTGGCCTGGATGAAGTTGGCGACCGCTGCCTCAATCACGCCCGTGGCAATCTTGTCGGTCGTGATTGAACCAGGGAGAATGACCGTACCGTCAATCCTCTCCCCGCCCGGCTTGTCAGCCTCGTCGTTGATTTTCCCGACGAAGATGCCGCCGTCCACATTGACGAGACCGGCGTTCACAATACCAGCCGCAAGCGTTCCGTCCACTTCGACCTTTGGGGCGGTGAGGACAATCTTGCCACCACTCGTTCCGAGACCTGCAAGGATTTCGATGCTGGCCTTGAGGTTGTCCCCCTGTCCAACGCCCGCCCAAATCTTGTCTGACTTGACCTTGATGCCGGAGACCTCGGTGAACGCATCGGAAAGGACGCAGTTCTTCACGTTGGCGACCCACGCCTCGTATTCAAGTGGACGGTTCGGGACCTCTTCGTACTCATCGAGGAACTCGTCATACGGATAGAGGGTTCCGTCGGACAGGTCCTTCCAGCACTTGCCGGCCTTGCTCACGGAAAGGTCAATCTCGTCAGCCTTGATTTCAAGCGCGCCGAGCCTCGTCTCCTGGCCCTCAATATCCTCCACGGCCGCGCTGATCGCGTCTGCGGTCTGCTTGATACGGGAGAAAGAATCCGTGACAACCGTGAGTTCGTAGTTCGGGTATTTCCATCGTACATACTCCTCGTAGGTGCGCGTCGTAAATACCTCTGCATATTCTTCCCGGAAGGCATCGTAGTCGAGGATGACCGGGCCATTGGCGGCGCTGTCGTCAATCCAGCAAAGGGTGTTGGTCTGGACAAGGGAGGTAATCTGGCCGGGGAACTGGTCGATGACGCTCATCTGGGACGCATACTCCTTAAGGGTCCATCCCTGGCCCTGCATCTCCGTCACATACTGGTTCCTCGTCTTGTTTGACGGAACGGCGTACCGGGCATACTGCTTCCCGTTAAAGGAGTTCTTCTCCCAGTAGTACCCCATATCGCCCACAATGCTCCGCAACTCGCCGGAGGTCTGCGTGATGTTGGAGAGGGCGGCACCGACCTCAATCTTCGCATAGCCGAGGACGTTGGTCACATACTGCTCATAGGTGTAGGATGAATAGGTGGACGAGCGGTTCGCGTATTGCGTCTCGAACGCATCGTAGGAGGCGTATGTGTTGCCGTTCTGCCACATGTATTTCGTCGTGTCCACGGACGCGGAGATTTCGTCCACCGCCTGCTTGATCTGGGAGAACTTGCTTACAATGACAACCTCTTCGTAAGGCCCGTCCGGGCGGTTCGCGTCACCATCGGGACCCCCGTCGGCAGGTGCCTTCTGCATGAAGACACTGTAATCGTAGAGTGTCCCTTCCGGCTCGTCCTCAAGGAAGTCTTCCCAGAAAAGGTCGTAGGGATAAAGCACCTCCTCCCCGCTAATCGTCTTCTTCCACCAACTCTGGCTCGCGGCGATAACGCTGTTGAGTGCGGCCGAATCGACCGAGATGGTTGCGCTCTGGATAAGTCCACGGACCTGCTGCTCCGTCAGCCTCGCGGCGAGTTGGCCGAGAAGTCCGTCAAGGGTGATGTTTCCGCCCACCATCGTATTCCCGAAGAAGGTTGAGCCGGTTTGCAGGAGAATCTGCGCGTTCTGCGCGTTGGCGATGATGTCGGCAAACGCCTTCTTGTCTCCGGTCGCGCTCTGCCAACTGGTCAGAACGCCCCAAAGGCCATTCTCGTTGATGATTATCTGCTCCACATCGGTCCCGTTGATGCGGTTGAGCCGGTCGCGGAGGTCGCCGAGTTGGTCGGTGATGCTTCCGCCGATGGTGGACCGAAGGTTCTCCAGCGCCGCGTTCAGCGCGGCGATAACCTCGTTGTAGTGCTGGAGGTCGGCCTCCATATCGTCACGAAGGGCCTCAATCGCCTCCTGGAGGTCGTTGTACTCCTGCGAGGAATCGCTGTTGAAGTATCTGGCCGTGAAAGCGCTGGAGCGGGTGTATGAGTAGCCTGACGCGAGCGGCTGGTCGTAATTGACCTGCATGAAGCAGCGGAGGTACGGATACTGTGCCGTCGGTGTTCCGGCGGTAAGCGACCAGGAGCCGCCAGCCGCGCTGCTCGGATCTGCGACCTCCATCGGCGTAGCCTGCACGTTCTCCGAGGCGCACAACTTGTACCAGTTCTGCACGCCCGTGATGGAGCGACCGGGCGTTCCGGGCGTATCATCGTCTCCGCCACCTCCACCACCGCTTCCGGAGATTTCCACATAGGCGCGGCCCTGGTCGTCGAGTTTCAGGGCGTACTTCTTCCCGGTGTTCTCGTAGCCGAGTTTCACAGTTCCCAACTTGCTCCCCGTAGCGGCCGGGACGGTCGCGTAGGCGCGGTGAACATAGTCCAGCGCGACGGGGAACTTGTCCCCGGACTGCGGGAAACCGAGGATGATGCCGCCGAGGAAGTCCTCGGACGCGGCAGGCAGGACATATTCGCTGCCACCGCCGCCACCCTCTCCGCCACCGCCAGAGGGGATGGCCTCAATCATCTCGCGGAGGACACGGCCCTTGTCCGCTGAAAGCGCGTTGGTCTTGCTGGTGGAGTAAAGCGAATCCACGACGGAGAACGGTAGGCTCCCGCCACCCTCACCACCACCGCCACCGCCCTGCGTGGAGAACGGGAGGGTGAACGCCTTGCCGTTGGTCAGCCGGACCACGACGCTGGAATGTTCGCCGTCACCGGATTCCACCACATCGATGGACGCGAGGTTCGTGATGTGCGCAAAGGTGAGTACGGACTTGACCTGCAGGAAAGCGTCTTCGGCAATCACATTGTCGTAGTTTTCCGCGTCTTCTTCAGAAACGAGTTCAAACGCCTCATGCACATCGAATGAATAGAGGCCGTTCACGGGATCGCGCTCCATAAGGACAAGTTTGTAGTAGCCGGTCTTGGTCTGCATCCCGGCAAGGAAAGTCCAGGCGATTGCGTTCTCTGTTACGGTGTACACCTTCACGGGGAACTTGTTTCCCCCGCTAACCATGTACACTTCCAGTTCCTTGCCCTCGATGTTGTGGATGTCCCCGTTGTTTTCGTACAGGAGCCACTGGATGGCAAGGTTTTTACCTTTTCTGAATCGTTGCGTAGCCATGTGCTAATATGCGTTTGCCTTGTTTTGGAAAATGTTTGCCCGCTGGTCTCCGTAGGTCTCCATGACCATAGCAGTAAGCCGGTCTATGATTCTCTGGCGGAGCAGGCGACTTATCGGGTAGCCTTCGGTGTTTTCGTCGAAGAATTGCTCCTCAACATAGGAAAGCCGCCTTACCGCGCTCGTAGCATCGCCATAGAGCGATGCGTCCGTGATGGTGTAGTATTTCAGTACCGGGCCGGTCTGCCGTCCCTGGGAAATGACGAGACGCGGACGGTCTGCCCTTCCTCGGATATGGCGATTGAGTTGTTTCCGTCCCTCCGGCGAAGCCTCCGCAATCACATCCGTCACCACGATGGGCGAATCGGAGGCTTGGAAGGCTACAAGCCGGAGCATCTTGGATTCGGGGGGAAGGGTGACGGAAAGAACCCCGTCCTCCGAGATAGTCACCGTGTCCTGTCCGGTGAAATCATGCTCTTTCCCCTCCAACATCGCAACTGGCGCGGTCAGATGTACGGCATTGATGGCTTCCGGAAGGTTTCTTCTGATGATGTCGTCCAGTGAGGCGTTGTCGCCGTACTCATCTGCAGAACCGTTCTCGTCTTCGTACATGACCGAACCGTTCGGGTCGAGTTCGTCCAGATTTTTCCGGACGAGTTCGATTGCGGTAGATGGGGAGAGCGTGACCATTACAGGTTCAGGTTAGGGAAGGACACGCCAATCTTATCGGCGAAATTCTTGATGGCCTCGGCGCTGCGCAGATTCGTTGCCTTGGCACCCTTTGACTTCAAGTATGCGACGGCTTCTTCCTGTGTCGTCACTTCGGGGACGGAGGTTTTCTGGACGACCGCGCCAGCGGCCTTCTCGGTCGCCGCGGCAGGGGAAATGCCTGCGCCCTCGTTGTTATAGACGCGAAGGAGTTTGATGAGACGACCGAAATACTGGCTATTTTCGATAATCTCCTGCTCCGTCCTGTCTGCCGTAGAATAGGTTGCAGCCTGGTTGTTCCGGCCATAACCGATGCGGCCACGCTTGAACTCAATCTCCAAGTATGCCTTGTTCGAGTTCGTTGGGATGCGGACAAGGGCTGTCGTCCTGCCCAGTACACCGTAAACTTTTACCATGTTGTAGTCGTGTTGTTTTTAGAAAGACGGGGGAGGTTATGCCGCCTCCCCCGTCAGGAATAGTCGTGGATTAAGCAGCGCGGATGACACCCTCGTAGTAAACCCAGCCGTCGAGATCGACGCTCCATTCGACGACATCTCCCTTGTAGAAGCCGTTCTGGTCGTCGTCGGCGGTGAGGTAATACTTCTTGGTTTTCGCATCGGCGGTAAGGGCACTGCCGGACGGCAGGGCGCTCACGGACTGGAACTCGGCCTGGATGCCGCCAGTGTTCTTCGCAGAGAGCGCAAGGCTGGACGGGCAGACAAGGATAGAGTTGTAGCCGTTCAGGGCCACGCAGTCGATACGGCACAGGTTGTGCTCCTTCGCCTCGCGAGCCTCGCCGGTCTTGGACATGTCACGGGTGGTCTTGTACTCGTTCTTCATGTAGTAACGGGTGGCGTTCTTGAGGTCGAGCACGACCATGTATTCATCATAACCGAGGTCGTCAAGGGTGCGATCCCAAACGAACTCCAGCGTACCGAAGTTGTCGGAGTAGTTGCGCACACGGATACCGTAGTCGTTCACTTCGACCTTGCCGACATCCTTGTACTTGTTCGCGGAGTTCACCAGACGGATGAAACGCTTCATGGCCTTCTTGCCGCAGAACACGGTCGCATCCTCGGACATGGCGTTGTCCGTGAACATGAGGGTGGTGATAGCGAGCAGGTCGTCGTCCGTGAGGTCGAAGCCGTGGGTGTAGAGCATGTTCACCTGACGGAGCAGGCCGTTCTCTAAGTACACGCGCTCGCGACCGGTCTCCGGAACCATGATGTCCTTGCTGCCCATCGTGCCGTTCCAGTGGGAGCGGGCGCACTTGCGCTTGAAGTTGTAGGCCGCGTTGTCGAGAACCTGCTGGGTCTTGTGGGAAATCTTCTTGGTCTGCTCATCGAAGTAGTCCGTGATGACGACGGTCTCAATCTTCTTCTGCAGGAACTGGTCAAAGCCTTCCGGCAGGTAGGTTTCAGGGGCGACGCGCATCTGGGACTCGGAGCAGGCGGTAGCCATGACATAGAGTTCGGTGTTCGCAGCAAAGGTGACGGCAGTGGCAGGATCGGATGTGGAATCCACAGGCGGGTTCACGACATAGAACTTGACCTTATCGCTCCCGTCCTTATGGTCGAGCACATACAGGATCATCTCGCCATCGGAAATCTCGTTACCGGAATCGTCCTTCTTGAAGCCTTCAACGCCACGCACGGCCACGGTGGAGTATTCCATAAGGGCCTCGGCATTGTCGAAGTCAGAGACATCAAGGGTAAGGATACTGGTGCTCGCGGTGAATTTGCCGGAGGTGTTGGCACCTGCGGTGATGGTGAAGGACGAGCCGGTGTACACGGCCACGAGGTCGGTGGAGCCGCTGCGGTAATGCTTGTGGACGTAACTCTTGACCTTCTGCGGACGGCAACGACGCGCGACATAGGTCTCCAGCGGGAAGGCGAACTTCTTGAAGTTGTCCACACGGGCATCATAGTCTTCCGCTTCCAGGCCGGCATCAGTTACATCAGTTCCGGTAGCGGCATGGCCCTGGAGTTGGGTCTTTCCACCCTGCTCGTCGGTCTGGATGGTCTCATCCGCGGGACGGCCACCGGGGTTGGTGCTCGCATTGTAGGTTTCCAGATTATCCGAAGGATTGGCGTCGGGGGCCAGATCCACCGGATCGACTGCCATAGCAAAGCCGAGGTCTGCTCCCAGCAGAGCGGCGGCAATCACAAGCAGCGCTGACAGGACGCTCATCTTGTGGGTTTTCAGGAAATTGAAAGTTTTCATAACTATAAAGAATGAATGTGTTTCGTTATTATCCTCTGGACAGGCCGTCCCAGATGTCGTCCTCACGGGCAGGACGGGGTTGGCGTTCGCGCGTGGCAGCGCCCTGTCCTCCGACAGGTGCCGGGGGCATCCCGTTGGCCGCACTCCGGTCGCGTCGTGCTGCTGCGATACGGGCGTTTCGGCCAGCGACCTCTCCTTCCGCACGGGCCGCGGCGACATCGTTGTCGTGGTGGATGGCGTTGTAGGCAAGGTCGAAGTCCTCTGCGGCATACTTGTTCTCCATGCCGTTGAATGTGATGGAAAGGAGACGGAGCATGACATCGCGCTTGTCCTCCAGGGACAGGCTCTTTCCGTTGCCCCATTCTTCCAGAGCGGAGAGGGATGCCTGCCAGTTACCTTCCGCTTCTGACTGAAGCCGGTCGTTCTCTGCCTTGCGTTCTCTCCAGCCTTCGAGTTGGGACTTGAACCGCGAGCGGCCTTCCTCGCTCATGCCGAGTTCGTCGCCAAAGGTCTCCACAAGCGCGGTTCGAGGGTCTCCTGTCTCAATCCAGCGGCTGATGAACTCCGCAGCGGACGGGTCGCTCATCAGAAGGTCGCGGAGACGATTGTTGTTCTCGTCGTATGCGGCCTGCCGGGTGGTGAAGTCCTCCAGCATCTCGTTGATTGCGTCGTCGAGATTGGCGACATTATCACCGGCCTCTGCACCGATGTCGGCGAAGGTGCGGTCGGGGAAACGCTCACGAGCGCGGGAAAGCAGGTTCTCGCGCGAGGACGGTTTTTTGTTCTTTTCGGATTTTGCCATAAGGTAAACGGGTTACTGTACCATAATCTGCCCAAAATTACCGCGTCAGTATGTGGTTTTCGGTCTATCTTTCCCAACTCTACAATGCAGAATCATGTTTTTTGATTATATTTGTCAGTAGGGACTACGCCTTCTGATGCGTTTCTGCCGATGCGAGACACGGAACTTAAACGGAAGAAGGCGGATGCCCTATACTCCGTCTATAAGAAAGGCTTGCAGGAGGGACGCTTCGCCTCGCTTTATGACGCGGGGAGATGCGTTTCCCGTTCACCTGCACCTTGCTTTTTCATATCCGCAAAGAGGGCTTCACTTCTTGTCGGCAGGATAACCGCCAGAATCTCGCTCATCAACCTGAATGATTCACAACGGAAGATGGCGTGGCGGCTCTGGTTCAACTACCAGCACTACTTGGAGACACACCCAGGCAACACCCTGTCCCGTGAACGGGTGATGGAGATACTGGTGGACGAGCCGGCCCCTGAGTTCTACATATCGACTGACGGAGCAAGACGGCTGCTTAAAGAGCGCATCGAGAGGACAAGGAGGGAGAAGGGATGGTGAGAGTCGTGCTCATAATCGTGCTGGTCGCATTGCAGGTCGTGTTCGGAATCCCTGGATTCATGCAGGGAGGGCCGTACTGGGAGCGTGCACTGCTTTACTCCTTTTTTCACGCGAACTGGTGGCATCTTGCCGTGAACGGGATTGCCGCTATCAGCATCTTTGCACCTTCGCGCAGAGGTAACATGCCGCATCTATTGTCTGGGTACATAATAGCCGTCCTTGTCTATCCACTTTCGTTCCGTCCGGTCATAGGATTCTCAAATGTCCTTTACGCAGTCCTCGGACTACGAACTCCGTCACTCAAAAGCGGATGGTGGAAAAGGCCGGAAGTGATAACCTTCCTTGTTGTCACCATCGCGCTCATCTTCGCGCCGCGTTTCAGCGCCACGACCCATATAGCGGCTTTTATCCTTGGAATGGCCGGCGCATCCGTCAAACGATTCCACAAAGACCTGACAAGTGATTTCAGACGCTATCTATAACGAGTTCATCGCGGAGAACGAAAAGCGATGGAAGCGGTTGCGGGCGGAGTACGACCCCGTAACCGGGGAAGGCATCGCCGAACTCACAGGGCTTAAGCGGGTAAGGTTTGAACTACCGGACTATGCAATTCCTGTCCAGTGGGTTCCGGAATCCATGATGAAGAACAAACTCATCAGGGAGGTAAAGCGGGCCGGCAGCATCGAAAAGTACATCGAGACGAAGAAATGGAAGTACGGTGCACCGGACGCGCAGGAAATTGAAAGGAGGATTCGGAGAATCCGTCACAAGCACGACTTTGTGCACTGGGCATACTTCTGCATCTGGATCAAGCACAAGACCGCGAAGAAACGGGTCCGCTTTGTCCTAAACCTTCCCCAGTTGGAGGTACTGGCGATATGCGAACGGATGAGGGCGGTTGGAGTACCCATATCCATCATCATACTGAAAGCGCGTCAGTGGGGCGGTTCAACTTTCTGCTTCTTCTATCAATGCTGGCTACTGTTCAAGTGGAACGAATTCCACGCTTTTGCCATAGCCGCGCATGTATCGTCGGCATCCGAGACTATCCTGGCCATGCTCAAAAGGAGCATCGAGGACTATCCGGCATGGGATTTGGGACTTCCGGACGGTACGGAACTGCGTCTTGTGGCGACCGACAGCGCCGGACACGAATACGCCATAAGAGACCAAAACAACAAGCAGGTTCTGGAAGGTCATATCTTCATCGGTTCAGCGGAGAAGCCGAACACCCTGCGTTCCAAGGATATTGCCGGCGCGCACTATTCAGAGGTCGGACTATGGCCGAACACTCCGCAGAAACAGGCGGACGACATTATCGCGGACATCGAGGGCGGCATGACGGACGACGAGGATTCCATGCGCGTCATGGAATCTACGGCCAAGTCCTCGGACGACTATTTCGCAGACACATGGCGATCGTGCGACGGTGGGAGGGGTGGCTATGAACAGGTATTCGTACCGTCCAGGGACATCATCTTCGACAACAGGAAGATTGACAACCTGCGCGAGTTCGTGGACTGGCTGGTGTCGCACAGGGACGAGGACATCCCGAACGGTAAATGGAAGGATACCGGCAAATACTATTGGTGGCTCTGGGAACTCGGTTCGACGCTGGAGCATATCAACTGGTATCGTTACCGTCGTTTGCGTCTATCATTTGCCAAGATGTGCAACGAGGCTCCCGAAACACCGGAACAGGCTTTCTTCACCGCTGGTAACCATGTGTTCGACCCGTTCCTGGTTCACGAAAAGTTAATGAAATGCCGTGAACCAGTATTCGTGGGCGACCTTGTTGCAAACGGAGAGAAAGGCGCGGAGGCTCTGGAGGACATCCGCTTCATACCAAACTCGACAGGAAACCTTCGTATCTGGGAGAAACCAGACGACTCGCCAGTGTCGAACCGCTATATCGTCATTCTTGACCCGCGCCGCGGCGCAAGCGAAGGGGCAGACCCGGCCTGCATTACGGTCATAGACCGTCTTCTGATGATGGAGGAATTTGGATTGAACGGAAAGCCGGGCGTAGTCGCGGAGATGAACTACAAGGCAGACCCGGATCTGCAAGCCTACGATGCGATGCGTGTCGCGAAGTGGTACAATGACGCGCTGCTCGTCATTGAATCAAACACGATGGAGTCCATGAACAAGGAGCGCAACAACGGCATCGATTCGTTCGAGTACATCATGGACATCGTATCTGGCCTGTACCGCAATCTCTACATGCGCCGCACCAAGGAGGAAAATGTAAAGGAGGGGACGAACGGGAAATGGGGATTCCACACGAACCCCAGTACGAAACCGAAGATTATCAACTTCATGAAGGTATGCCTCCGAGACGACCTGTGGGACGAGCCTTCACAACTCTGCTGCTCGCAGATGGCATCATACATGGAAGACCACGGAAAGACCGATGCCGAACACGGAAAGCATGATGATGTCGTCATGTCCAGGGCAATCGGACTTTGGGTCTGCTACAAGGAGATGGAGCCGCCGGCATGGATAGTGCCCGCACAACCGCAGCAAGATTCAATCATTCACGGGGACAACCTCGGACTGACAAGATTATAACCAAATCAAACACACATGAAGATTTTCAAGAAATCCTTCCGGAAACTCGCCGTCGTATTCGTCTCGCTGTGGGCGCGTCTCGCCTACTCGAAGGGCGTGATAGCCGCCGAGGAACGACGGAAGCGCGAAATGCAGAAACCACATTGGGAAACAGGCAACTGCAAGGTGTACCTCGCCTGCAACTCATTCCGTCCAGACCGCCTCGTCACCTACACCAGGCGGCAGTTCAAGTACGAAAAGAAAGTCTATGGCAGGGCAGCGCAACTTCTTACAATCAACACGCTTTCCAACGGATGTTATTACTACACCGCAGACCGCTATGGAGGCAACGCGATGAGTGAGCGGGAGAAGGATATACGAAGAAAGGCGTTCATCAAAGAACGCCTTCGCCTCGCAGGTCTGCTCCGATAGGAATCGGTTACATCGGTGCGGCAGGAACCGCCGGGGCACCATACTGAGGAACCGCTTCCGGCGCGGACCCCGTTGGCATCCCGGCCTGTTCCGCTGCTTCCATTTCGGCCTGTCGTGCCTGCCGTTTCTGGAGGATCTTGTCCACATACGGCTTGCTGCTGGCCTCCAGGTATTCCTCGAATGTGATGAAACCGGCTTGGAGGAAAGTAAGGAGGTCTTGTTCCTGCATCTCGCGGAAAACGGGAGTGTCCGCACTTTCCTTGATGCGCAGGTCGTATTCGAGGTCTGCTATCTCGTTCAGGTTGATAGCGGACATGTCGTAGAGAGTGTCGATGCGTCCGGCAATCTTCTCGAACCTGTCCGTATCGTAGAAACTGACGATGTTCTTCATCTTCTTGTTGAGCACGGCCAGTACAAAGTTGTGGAACTGCTCCATAAGGGCAGCGATAGGCGTGGACGCATTCGCGCTCATCTGGGCATACAGCGTTCCCGATGTGCCAGAGTTCGGCGTTTTGCCCTGCAGGGCACCGTTCACAGGAGAACCAGCGTCCATGAGGTGCTGGTATGTCGCCAGCAAGCCTCCGACATCGAAAGTCTGAGCAACTCCGTGGAACTGCTTCGGCAGAAGTTCTTCCTCGCCTGGCCCTATGTCCACATAAACAAGGTCGTCAATGCTTGCCCATGCGCGCGCAAATTCCTTCTCGGTGATTTTCCCTCCGAGTAGCCTTCGCGGTACGACCGTAACGCCCTTCGCCTGCGAACGGACGAGCCAGTCGTGAAGGACGACCGCCCTGTTCATGGCGATATTGTGGTCGATTGCATCGTTCATGTAGCCGACAATCCTGCCGTCGATGTATGAGAAGATGCAGAAGTTGAACGGATGCGTGCGGTCTGCGTAAGGGGATTCGCCTTCCCAAAGTATAGTTCCGTCAGGTGCCAGGAAACGGCAGTACCAGTAAGTGTCGATGAAGAATCCGTTACGCTCCACATCGTCTTTGCCATATCCGTCTCCGATGATGTAAGGGGCCTCGTCCTCGTCCCAACCGGATGCGACCGCAAGTTTCTTGCGGCGCTCGTTCTCGGACTTTACCTGCTTGCGGTATTCATAATCATCAGCGTCGATGATTTCCTCATAGCCGACATTGGTATCGTGCAGACGGATTTTCGCCCGTGTCTCTTTCGTCCAGACCTCGCATACATAGCACTTGGTAGGGTCGTTGGAACGCATGAACGATATGCCGCCGTCCTCAAACTTGTCCTCCGGCCCTTCAGGGCTTTCAAGACGGAACGGGCTGGACTGGTCTCCGTAAATTTCCTTCAAGATTCCGTAATCGGATGGCTTGCGGACAAACTGGCCGCAGATTTCCTCAAACGCGCCGTAATAGAACCTGCCAACGATTGACAGGTCCCAGAAACGGGGATCTACACCACCGCCATCGAAGAAAACAAGGTTTGGGTTGATGTATTGCGTCCAGGAATCGAGCCTTCTATTCGGGCCATGTGTAGCATCGTAGGATTCATAGGAGACCGCCAGACCGCCCAGGTTCAGGTCCTTAATCCACTTGATGTAGAGTTCGGGCATCACATTCTTGTCGCAGTTGGCCTGTATTGCGTTTGTCACGACCTCGCCATACTGCTGCTCGTCGCGGTCGATAGCATGGCATACCGGCTCGTTCCTTTCCTTCACCATCACGCCAGCGATCGTGTCCACGCGGTTCTTTATCTGGTTGGTCTGAATGACGACATTACCGGTCTGCATGAGATACTGGCGGTAGGTCATGGTCTTGCCGTTCACGGTAATCGGGTCTGCCCACTGGTCTCCGTCATAGAACCTGTGTCCACGGGCACGCTGCTGGCGGAATGAATCGAGATTCATCCAGACGGCCTCACAGCGTTTTAGCAAGTCCACATCCTTGTCCTTGACGCGGATTTCCTTCTTACGCACCCTTACGGAATCCATATCCGCGGGTGTAGATTTCCTTTTTATGAGACGGTCTGCCTTGAACATACGGAAAAAGTGCACTTTATGTTGCGAATGTCATAAAATGCACTCCGTTTCTTGGTCTATCTTTCCCAATCGGCTTCTTTTGCCTAAACTGGTAACACTTTTCCCAGCATGGCGAGCAGCGGCTTCCGGAAGATCCATGCGAGGCATGCGACGAGACCGCCGAGAAGCCACCAGAAAGCCCGTAGGCGGACCTTTTGCCACCAAGACAAGGGTTTCTCCACCTTGACTTCATGCGTGATGATATGAGCCCTTTCCGTAGTGTTCGTAACGGTGGTGGTCAAGATTCGCTCCGGCCACTTGAAATCATACGCAATCGGTGTTCGCTTGTTCTCCAAAGTGTGATGAAGAAATCCGTCATTCCCGACGAAGGCGACAGATTCGGCGACCGATGTGGACAACCGTGATGTGTCTCCCACTTGGACGATAACCTGGTCGGATTCCAAAGGGATAGGGACATAGAGGGTCGTATCCCGCCAAACGAGACTATCCCTCACCTCAGTTTGCGTGATGGTGATGATGCGTTCAGTAATCTTTGGGGAGCAAGACGCCAGGCTCGCAGCCAGCAGAAATATGATTATCTTCTTCATAGGATAAAAGACGGGGGCATTTCACAACGCCCCCGCCACACAAAAAACAACCCTTATCAATATGAGAAACTAAAAGGATTCTCACTGAATCATGTTTTTTCTCCACCTCACATTGCTGCCGGAGACGATCTCGGTTTCATTGGCATATACAATCATGTCAATGAACGACTCACCGTCATCCTCGTAACTGAGGAAAACAACTCTTTCGGAAAGCGCCTTGCGCACATCGTCGAAGTCGGTGCCGTCAGAAGGAGTAAAAGCACCAGTATTGACCGTCCCATTGACAATCAACGGAGCAGCCGCCACGCCGCCGGCATCCAGCATGTTTTCGACTGCGGCTTCGAGCAAATTCAGTTTTTCCTCCAGGGTCACCCAATTGGAGTCGCGGATGCCCTTTTCGTGTGTGACCGGATAGCGCTTGCGACCCCGGCGATCCTTGATGTACTTAATCTTGTCTTGCATATTCTTTCCTATTTGTTTTTGATATAGTCCTCTATCCCCTGCGTTATGACATGGATGCACGACCCAATACCCCTGTCTGAGAGAAGGAAACGGACATCGAGTTTGTTGTCCTGGAAGAAGTTCTCCACAAGGACAGCCGGACATAGGGTATTCGTAAGGAGATAGAAGTTTTCCTCAAAGTCTCGCTCCAGATACTTATCCCATTTCTTTCGGACGGTGAGCGGACTCAAAAACTCTTTTTTCGCGACCTGATAAATGGCCTCTGCGAGATAGTCTGATTTCGTAACGCCCGGACTGGTATAGATGGACCAACCCCTTGCGTTCATCCACCGGCTCCCGTCTCCAGCCGCGTTGTTATGGACTGACACGAGCAGCACATTGTCCTTGCCGTATTTCCGGCAGAAGTCGTTCGCCCGTTTTGTGCGGACTGAAAGCGGGATGTCATTTTCCTCCGGGACAAGGAGCCACGCCTGTAATCCACGCGCCTGGAGGACATCGCAACAAGCCTGCGAGACCTTGCGCGTCCACGAATACTCGCGGAAATACAGGGTCGAACCAGTCTGCCCTTTCAGTGCATCCGGCGAACCCTTGCCGCGCGTTTCCACGCCATGCCCGTTGTCGATGAGGACGATCATTTGCTATTGATGATTTTGTATGCTTCCAGTTCTTTTTCGAGACGGGCCACCTTCTCGGAAAGGCTCTTGTTTTCTTCTTCGAGTTGGGCGACCCGTTTGTCACTTTCCATTTTCTTTTTGGCGATGTCGAGAAGTTCCTTCCGAACCTGCGCCAATGTATCACTTTGCTGGCGGTATAGTTCTTCCATGCTTCGTATCTGGTTCTGCAACGATTCAAATCGGGCATCCTTTGCTTCCAGTACGGCTTGTTCTGCCCGCGCCTGGTACTCCTTCTTGGTTGAGCGGAAGAACAGGAACTGGAAAATGTTCAGTCCTCCTAACAGGGCAAGCAGGCTTGATAGAATAATCGTAATCAGTTCCATTTTTGCGTAGTTGTAGTTTACACAACGAAAATAGGGACGGCAAGCCGTCCCCTTGGTCTATCTTTCCCAAACTACCGAAGTTTGTTCGTGAATCTGGTTTCGTAGTCGATGTCCACCCAAGAAATTCGCTCGCCCGGCGACAGGTTCGTCAGAAGGATCATACTGAACATCTTGTACGAACCTCCATGCAGCGAAGGTAACTGCTTCCAGTGAATCCCATCGAACGAACCGAGAAGGATATATCTTGCATCTCCCCTGTTGAACATGCCTCGGATTCGGAGACTCCGTATGATTTTGCGGACATCTGATTCGCCCAGGTCGAATGAACGGGTAAAAATGAGACCGGGTGCCACCTCCGTACCTTCGGATTCCAGCACGACGGAGAAGTTATACAACGACTGACCGCCCTGGTCGCCAATCACTATGGCCGCTTCCGGGAATGAGTTGAGAACGCGGACAGGGGTGCCGAGTCCCATGTTCATCCTGTGCCATGTATTCGTGTCAAACTTGTACACATACATCGTCCGATACGAATCATTCATGAGAATTATGCGAGAACTTGCATAGTCGTATGCAATATGACACCCCTTCAGGAACTGGTGAAAAGGCTGGGCGGGTTCAAGTTGCATACCGTCAAAGTGGTCGGCCGATAACTTGTCGGCCAGCACGGGGTCGATGTCGAAAACAGGTCCTTCGATTGCATCCGATACTTTCGTAACCGTGGAGCCCTGGAGCAGCAGAAGGCCGCGAGCGGCGGCGAAGAAAACGCCCTGTTCAATTCCGGCTACAGCCTTACTGGAAATGAGAATGTCACGGCTTACAGTATGAGCGTTCCTAAACTGGCCCTCGTCTCCTACTGAGAGCGCAAACACGCCCTCATCCGTGAACACATAGAGAGGGAACTGTCCGAACTGTCCTTCGGAGAGGGCCTTCGTAGCCACGGCAAGGTTCAGTATCTCGCCAGCCGTGAATGTTACTGAATCCTCCACGGGGAACACGAAAGGGTTGTTTGCCTTGGAGACCAGCAGGGTGTTCGGCTGCTTGTAAAGATTGTTCTCCGAAGGTCGATACATGGCAAGGCTGTAACCCCTCTGCTGTCCGAAACCAATGAAGGCGTAGGCCACATCCGCCTGATCAAGCGGACGCATCTGAAGCGATGCGACCATCGTCTGCCAGGAGTACATGTAAATTTCCATTCGATAGCACCGGGAATCGGGATAGGCGAACCATGCGGTCGGGAATTCCTCGTACTGGTCTTGTGAACCTTCCACTATTGCCCTGCGCCTTGCGGTGATTTCCTCGCCGCCGTTCACATTCTTTGTTACGACGATATTCTCGCCGTTCTCTCCGCGTAGGTAGAACACGAAACCGTAGCGGGCCTGGGTTGGATTGCTCGGCGCAATCCACTTCGAGGAATGGATGAACGGATAACCCCCATACAACACCTGTTCCGTGTCGGTCATAAGGAGCCGCTTGTTGTAGTTGAACAGGCCGTTGCCCTTGGTGTGGTGCATGCTGCGCGGTGTCTCTTTCAACGCCTCCTGCACCAGGATATAGTCCGAGGAAGTGTCGATGTCAAGCACATAGCCAGACGATAAGTTCCCGAACTCCTCCAATGTGAAAGATTTTGCAAGGAAGGTGTTCTGGTGGTTCAAAACCAGTTTCTCCTGATTCTCCTCCATATAGAACGGATCGAGAACGAAGTTATCTATCTTATACCAGTTGGCCCCGGTGTTTATAGCGCCGGGCGTCCCCTGCTGCCTTGCGTATTTCATATCGAACCTTGCGGCGTTCCTTTGTACGGGTTTCATCTGGGGAGAAACGAAAATATCCACGGATTTCACGATGTCCTCCCAGCCTTCGTACAAATCACCGGAGACCTCGTCTATCACGATTGAATACGGCTCTGCCAACTTGACGAAGGTGGCCGCCACGGTCATCACGTGTTTTTCCGTTCCGTCTCCGCTTATGCGAAGTCCTTGAAAAACGACACCTTTCTCGTCCACGAACTTCTCTATGTCGGCACCGAGAAGGACCGGGATCGACTGCGCATAATGCGTACCGTCGTAAAGCCGTACAGCATAGCGGACGAACATCGGAAACACCGCCTTGCCGCTCCTGGATATATCCGCTAACTGCCTGTCAATCTCTCCCCATGTCAAATCAAGGAACTCGTTCCAGAATCCATTTTGAAAATCGGGGTCGAAAACATATTTCTTTGCGGAATAACCATAATTCGTCACATCGCCGATATTCTCGTGAGGAAATATTACCATATCATCGCCCAGGCGAGAAAGCCCAAATTCGGTATCCGTTGGCGGGTCATCGAAATCTTCAACGACCGGAACCTCGCGGGGTGAAGAAAGTTCCCCGATCCGGAACCCGATGCTGGGAACGGGAATCTGGTTGCCGATAAGACGGTACGAGCCTTCCTTCCAGAGGATATAGTACATATCCTTCGTGGACGAGATGATGAGCGTGTTGCCGATGGCGGTTATGTCATTGATTTCCTCGCCGGCCTCAAACCCATCATAAACGAGGCCGTCCGTTCCCTCGCCCTTCGGGAGAATCACAGAATATCGGAGTTCGCTCCCGGATTGGTAAATTAGGTTTTCGTACCCAATACCCTTGTGGATATAAAGAATGTCCCCACTGACATTTATCTCGTTCCCGTTTCCGTCCTTCGCCTTTACAGGCTTTGCCATCGGAGCGATTTCGCCGGCTTGCAGTTGTACATTCAGGCTCTCAGCGCACCCGCCGTCGGAAGTGAGCCTGTCCGACGGGGTGCGCGAGATGCCGCGTAATTGGATTTTCTTAATCATTCTTACCGATGTTAGAGATTTCAAGAATCATTTCCTTCCGTACCGCATCCTGTTCCCTCATGAGGGCCTTGCGGTCTTTCTTGTCGGTGGTTGCCTTAAGTTCGTCGTTGTAGTACTGGAACTGGGACTTGTAAGAATCGTAAATATTCATGATCTCATAGTCCTCGCTCTCATAAATGCGGTCAAGTTTCTTTTCGTCCCCGTTCTTACGATAGGTGTTAATCATCTTCTTCGTGTGTTCGGCCTCGGCCTTGTAGTAGTCGAACAACTCCGTGGTGTGCGCGTTCCGGTATCGGTCGTCCGTGACCGTGACCAGACGGGACAGGAACGGGGTATTGCGCACGGAGAAGTCCTCACCAAGAATCTGGCCGAATGTACCACGATAGAACTTGCCGATAGTCGTACCTGCGCCACCCGTCGCACCTTGTAGGATATGTTCCCATGCGGCAGGGTTATTGACGGGGTTAATCCACCCGGCATCGGCATAGTCTCCACCGGTCATCCAGTTCGCAAACTGGGACAGGAGGACATAAACCCTGCCGGTTCCCTGGAACGCACGCTGGTAGGCCGGCGTGCGCTTCCGTTCCTCATCTGAAAGGTAGCGCAGATCGTTGAAAATCTTCGCGCCCTTGTAGTCGCGGTTCATTGCGACCTCTACGACTGGCGTAAGTGCGGACGGAGCCAGGGCAGCGAGACCTCCGGAAGGATTGAGCGGGGCGATGTCGGAAAGGACTGATGCAATCTCTCCGGCCCAACCGCCAACCGAAGCCTTATGAGGTTCACGACCGAGAGCATGATTGACAACCATGTCGCCGATGGCGTAGAACACGCGGGCCTCCTGCGGAATCGCCCATTTGAAGTACACGCCATTCCCACCTATCAGGAGGTTGTTCCTGCGCTCATAGTCCGGAATGTCAAGATAATCATCATCGTCGTCCAGCATAGCGTGGATTGCCGCCTGTATCACACCGAGAGCAAAGAACCCAGCCGTCCACAGGGCCATCCTCTTTCCGTCCTTCTTGTATAGTTTGAACATGGCGTTCAAGCCCTGCGTCGATGCGTTGAAGAACATGATGAATCTGCGCCCATATACCGGAATCCAAGACGCACCCACGACAAAAGCCTTCTGGAGGGCGGTCAGTTTCTTGCCGTCCTTCGTACGGAGCCGTCCTGCCTCCTTGAACGAGATTGCCTTACCGCTTCCCTTTCGGTTGAAGTTCACGGTGAGTTCCTTCGCATCGTTCACGGCATCCTTGATTTCCTTACCCTGTTCACGGGCGGTGATGTAAGCGGAGAACCGCGTCATCTGCTCGATTGCCTCGCCGAAGTGCTGCACCTTCTCGAATACGGTCTTTACGGCCTGCATCGCTTTCTTCTGGTCGCCTGTGAACTTGCGGAGTTCCAGTTCCCATTCCTCATTGTTTTTGAGGGTGGTATAGCCGGTAACCCCACCATTCTCGACAAACTCCTTATAGAGCCTGTCAAGACGCTCGTCACCGAGTTCTCCGCTATCCAGTTTCTTCTTCAACGAATACGCGCCTCCTTTCTTTCCAGGAGTCAGTGTCGCCTTGACAAGTTGGCCGAGATTCTTTCGGAATGCTTCGTTGTATTCCGGATCTTCCTTCACATTGACCGACATGAGGGCAAACAGTATATCCCTTTGTGCATTGGACAGCCAGAACTCAGGGTTGTAACTGGTGTTGATGCCGGAGAACCAGCGCAACACCTTGCCAAACACCTTCTGATAGTCAGCGCTCATTTCCACATTCAGTTCGTTGTTGATAGCCTGCGCCGCACGGGGATTCCCGTTGATGTACATCATCATGTCGCGGCCACCAACCTTGAACTTGATAACATGGGAAGTCTTCTGGCTTTCGTCTATATGGATTACGCTGCCTTTCAGGTTCAGTTTCTTTCCACCCTTGAAAGCAAATCCGGCCTTTGCTTCCTCCTGCATCTGCTTTTCCCATTCCTCATAGGCCCGCTTTGCATCTTCTCCGCTCAAGTCTTCCTTGAACGGGGGATATACGGGAGTGAAGATGCGCTTACCAAATTCGTCCACGCCGGTATTCTTATACCATACCTCGGAAATTGTCACAAGGTCATTCTCCGCCCGGTTCGACACGAAGTAGTACAGGGCCAGTTTGGTCTCGTTCTTCATGTCCGCAGCGATACCGCTGGAAGCCATAGAGCCGATGTATCCGAAAGGCGATTCCGCCTCGGTGCTACGGCCCTTCGCTTTCAGGAGTGGCGGCGTGAAGTCGTTACGCTGGTCGGACTGGTAGTAGTCGTACATGTCCTCTGCGGTATTGTCGGCAAACCCACGCAGCGGAACATAATACTTGAACATGCCGCTGACGGCCTGGTACTGTTCGCGGCTCATCATGTTCGCGTCGTACTGGTGTTTCAGCGTGCTCTTTGTCGCGGCATTGATGCGCTTCCAGAGTTCCTTGACGGCAGCGTCATGGCCATTCTCGAACTCGTTCACTTCCTGCTGAGCCGCTTCCTCGGTAGCGGCCATGTCCACATGCTCGCGACCGGCCTCATCGGTGTATGTGTACTTTGGATGACGGGCTTTCAGCACGCGGGCCTGGTATTCTTCCTCGGACTCCACGCCTTCCATGAACGGCTCGATGGGGTCGTATTCGGAATACATCGCAGTAAGACCGCCATAGTCCTGTTCGCGAAGTTCAAGATACTTCCTGTCGGTTCCGGCATCAATGGCCTCGAAATGTTTCGTCAGTTTCGCGTCCTCCTTTCCGATGAGCGTTTTCTTCATCTCGTCGTCAATCTTGTCGGAGTTTTCGATAGCATTCACAGCCTTGTCGTGTGCGTCCTGATAGAACTCGCGTGCGTCACGCTTGGCAAAAACCTCGTTACGCTCCAGTCCGTGTTTAATCATGACATAACGCTCGACAGCGTGCAAATCGATGCCCTTTTCATTCATGAGTGAACGGATGGCCTCCTGCATGGGTGCCCAGCACTCTCGCTCGAACTTCTCGATTGCGGCAAGACCCTTGGAACTCTGTTGGTTCAGCGCGAGACGGATGTCCTCGAAAGCCTTTGCAGCCTTTCCGGTCGCCTTCTCGATTGCGTTCACAAGTTGGTGGACGGCATTGTCTTTGTCCACCCATGTCTCATGTAGGCGGTTGAACCAGTACAGCACATCCTTGTTATATATCCGAGCCGCAGGTGCCAGGGTTTCTTCTGCGATCCTGTTTCTGGAAAGTTGTACGGCCTCGTATTTTTCGGACTGTTGTTTCAGCGTAAATCCGAGCGCGTTGGCTACTACCTGCCGTCTTGCCTCGACCGTCGGGTCCGTCTCATGGTTCGCCATAGCGGACTGGACCATCAGCCATTTCACATCGCGGATGGATAAGGGGACATTGATTCCGACTTTCGCCAGCACCCTGCGCAGGGCATCACGGATGATGTCCCACACATTCCTGCGATAGTTTTTATAGTCGATTGTTTCGGAAGTTTCGGCCAACCATTCCTCGGTGGACTCGAACATGGCTTCCTTTCCCACCTCGCGGATAACATCGTTTGCGGCAAAACGCTCCACTGATTCCACGACATTACCGCCATACTTCGTTACCGCATCGTTCGCAATCTTGGCACGCACGGCTTTCGGCAGGCTGATGAACAAGTCGAGGCAGAAGTCTCGCATATTCTCGTTACCGATGAGCCTGCGCAGTCCGTTGTGGCCGACCCCTTCGTGAAGGACGGTGCGCACCACATCGTCATTGTCGCGACAGTGTTCCAGGCAAACCGACATCTTGCCGTTTAGCCAGCGCCCGGCCAGCGGTTTCCCGTTGAAACGCATCTGCGAGGAAGGACGGAACTCGATGTCCACACCGAACCTGTTGGCAATCTCCATAGCGGCCTTACGCTTGTCTCCCATGCTCCCGTTCGCAGTCTCGTCCGCAAGGATTATCTGACTGGCACGCTCCACATCCTCGGTGGACTCCGCGAGGGTGTTCCTTCTTTCCTCGTCGGTCATATCCATCCGTTTCTGCACATTTCGGGCCTCCACCTCTCCGGATATGGATTGGTATAGCCTATACTGCTCGTTGCTGATTTCTTCTTTCAGCGATTTCCCCTCTTTCTTAAGGCTTTGAATTTCTTCGCTATTGTCAATTACCTCCTTCTTGCGTGCCTCGGCTTCGCGCATGACTGGTTCAAGTTCTTCTACGGTGTATTTTCTTATACGACCGCCAAACCATTCATAACTTGGATAGCGTGGTTTGTTCTTGAGAAGTTCCCACCTTATGTCGGCTTGTTTTTGGAGTTCCTTCGTCGCATCTTCATCGCTCATTTTCTTTGCGAGCCTTGCCTTCCTTACCTCGGCAATCCTATCTTCCGTCTCATTCCACCTCTTTTGGTATTCCTCATCCTCGGCCTCGAACTTTGCGACAGCATCGTTCCACCTTTTTTGATGCTCCTTATACCCATCGCTTTCCTCGTCCTTCATTCGCTCATATCGTTCGTTGAGTTCGCGATACTTGTCATCGGAGTTAAGGATTTCCTCAATTCTTTGCGCTATCTGCTCCTGCCTTGACTTCAGTTCCGCTATATTACCATACTTGTCCACGATTGAAGTGTTGCCGCCCTGTGCGAATCCCTCGATATGTTGTATCACATGTTGTATCTCGTGGAGCATTGTGCTGGACAGTTCCTTCGCATCCGGCTTCTTGGTAAATAGCCAACCTGCCCCCTTGGGGTTAAGCATCAGTTTCTTGGTGACGGGGTTATAATATCCCCTTGTCAAGTTGAAAAAATCGAACCAGGAATCGTTATAGAAAGACACCTTGATTTCGGAGAGTTCGGGATACTCGGTGAAAAGCATATCCTTCGCTTGCCCGTCTTTCAAAATCTGGCCGAGCGGATATGTCTCGCTGGACAGTTCGTCAAGGCTCTTTCCCTGTATGTGTTGGAGGAAGTCTTCATTTATGGACACATCGCTTTCCTCGTATCTCCATTTTCCGTCCCTGCCAACTTCCCACCCGGTTGCCCGTTTGATGTCCTCCGGTCTTATCCCGTCTGCCTGCATCTTCTTTGCGATATTGAGGTTGTCAATCCGCGTGACCGCAGTTTCAACCGTCTTGAACTTCTTGCTGCCGAAAAGTTTAGCAAGACCCTTCCTCGGCACTTCGACCGTTTCCATACGGCGCTCAATGGGGCTTACTGCATCTGCCCTGTCCGCTCCCTTTTCACCGATGAAACGGAACATCATCTGGCCCTGCATGACGGATTCACGCATTTCCGGAGTGACCCTGACGGCATGAGCCTCAACGAAAAGTCCACGGTTAAGGCCAACAAGCAAATCATTGGTGGACACACCCCATTTTTTGCCGTACTTGTTCATAAAGCGCGGCAGGATCTCGTCATAGAAACCCCTCATGCCCTGTCCACCTATACGGAGATTATCACCGCGGATGAAATCGCCTTCTTTCATTGAGAGCATCTTGACGGAAAGTTCCTTCCCGACTATCTCTGATAGGTTCTTCCCATTGAAGTCTGCTACAGTCGTAGATACGACATTTCCATTATCGTCCGTGGTAATGTATTTTGAATGGTCTCTACCTTTCAGAAAGACTATGAACTGCTTTTCATTGAGGTTCCTATCTTTCATTCTCCCAATCTCTTCGACAACGCCCCCGATATTGTATCTTTCAGACTGCTGGTTGCCGGTAGTCCATGCCACATAGTCGTATCCTTCCTCGGCAGCAAGACGGAGCATCCGCTTCATGGCCAGTTCGTGCCAGTTCTTCTCAAAGGGTGCGGCAGGAACACCACCTTGTTTCCTTAACTCGGAAATTCGATTATTGTAATCCGCGGCTCGTTGTTTTTCTTCCGATGTCGCCACATCGTCGAGCGTTTCGACTTCCACACCGTGCTTCTTTGCGATTTCATCAACAAATTCATCGTACTCTTTTTCGAGTTTTTTCAGTTCTTCGCTGGCATATCCTTTTTCCCTCGCGTCCTGGTGCCGCTTGGATTGGATCTCGTCGATGAAAAGCACCCTGCGCCGTCTGATCCCACCACGGGCATTAGTCCGTCCAGCAAAAGCGTCCCTTTCGTCCCTTGCGGCTAAGAAAGCATCACGGTTTTCGTCCGAAGGTTCCTTGTCTGCCTTATCGAAAGCATCCTTGACTTTCTTATTCAGGCGTTCAAGTTCGGCCTTATCTTCGGGTTTCACGACAACTTCTTCGTCCACGAAGGCATCACCGAACCTTGCCCACGCGATAGCACGCCCCTCACCAGCATCGCCGAAATGGATATTGTCTTGCTGATTCCACGGCTCAATCGTCGGGACGGTCAGCGCGATCTCGCGCTTGTTGGAAAGGCCATCCGTAGTATAAGTAATCCTGGTAGGATGAATGGTTCTACCATATTTGATGCGCATCTGGCCGTCTCCATAATCAGCAATCCTTTCTGCTATCTGTTTCATCCAATACATATCGAGCCGAGAATACGGCTGTCCTTCGTTTGGAGTCACAATCTGGTAGTCATAGTCGTAATCATGTTGGAGTCTGCGATAAACATCCGCAGCCACATCCTCGTCCACGAACTCCGTGGAGGTTCCTCCGTCCCCAGGATAGAAACGGAAAGCCGAGAAAACATCGCGTCCATAACGCTGCTCAACTATCTGATTCCACTCATTATCGCCGCCCATCGGGATATTGTCCGCATCAGTGTAGGCCACATCATCAATCTGAATCTTGTTCTGATTGATATATTCCAGGACCTCCTGCTTGGTGAGCGTCTTGCGGTCTGAGGCTTCGAGCCAATCGGACAGGCCAATCCACTTGTCCTCTCCGGCTTTGAGACCGCCCTTGCCCTCAATCATCTTCAACCACTGCTGGGGAGTAGCCTTCTCCATCTGGATTGCATTGACCGCAGCCTCCGCATTGGAAATGAAGCCGTCCACGCCAGCGACGCGGTTTCGTACCACATCCCCCTCGCGTAATTGCGGTTCACGCCCGGCAGCACGGACAATCTCGTCCACTTCATCGTTCGAGAGGATGCGATTGACCTTCATGGCTCCGGTGATAATCCAGGGGTCGGTTTCCGGATTCGGGTTAGTGCGGTATCGGTAAAAACCATCTTCCGGGACCCGTTTCAATCCGGCAAGGGAGTGCTGGAACTTACCGTTTGCATTGATGCCTTCGGCCTCAGCGTCCTTCTGATAGTCGTTGTCGGCAGCATATTCAACCTCGGCCCAAACAAAGTCACGCGGGAACAGTTCTTTCTGACCATTCGCAGGGTTAATCCTGTTGAACTGGATAGCGTAAGGGATTTCGCCAAGATGCCAGCCAGGACGATATGCGAGCGTACCACTTCCACCCTGCGTTCCTTTGCCGCCTGCCTTGACTTGTGGACGGCCCGTTTTGCTCTGACCAGCCACAGGTGCCGCATCTGCATCAAGCCATACTCCAACGGGTGTTGCCTCGCCATTGGGATTGGCGACCATAGGAGGATAGAGTTTCCCGTCTTTTCCACGATAGAACACCTTATAGCCTATGCCGGTTTTCTTGGGAGCAGGTTTAGTGCGGAGTCGATAATGCGTAACTCCTTCATCATAAATGCCGGAAGTATTTGGATTCTCAAAAAAATCAATTATATTTGCAATGTCATTCAGGTCATCACTGCTGACGTCAGCGAAAGTCATTCGCTGTTCGGCAATGATGGCCTTGATTCTTTCTTTGTCCAGATACTTTGCCCGGCCATACTTGATCCAGCGCACCCACTCGTCCGTATCCTTCGGATAAACAGTCCTGATACTGTTAATCTCCAGTCGCTGACCGCCAACCACGGGATTCAGATACAGGCCGACGACAAAGTTTTTCCCATTGTGTTCTATCTCAACGATAAGGTCTCTCGCCACATCATCGCCCTTACCCCTTGCAAAAACCGCAATTGGATTATTGATTGCATCTACAAGGCCACTTAACTCATCGAGTGTGTAATCGTGATTATTCGCTTTTTCGGCAAGACGGGATGCGGCAAGATTGATAGGCATGTTCGGCACGCCTACACTACGGAGAATGGCACCAGGGAGGCCAAGTTTATGAACATAGCCTGCCGGGAGCGTTCCTTCGATTTGTCTCTTAAGGCTATTCTCGAAAGTATTGGCCGCTTCTTCCTCCAGACGGGCGTAAGAGGCGACAAGCATTTCTCGGATAGTATCATCCGTGATGTAGGTATCCCTGCCCGTAATGGTGGAAATGAGATTGCGGACGGCTTCAAGTATCCTGCGCCACAGGCCACGCTCGGCCTTTGTGTAGTCGGTCTTTTGCGCCAGTCCTGCAATGTATTCCTCGGCTGCGTATTCCAGGGTCCAGTCGTTTTCTTCGGCCATGTCCTGAATCTTCGCACGGATGCTTGGAGCAGCCTTTTCCAGGACATCTGCGATGAAGTCCTTCATCCCCTGTTCGCCGAGCATTTCGCGCAGTCCAAAATGGGCCACACCTTCATGGAGCAGGGTTTCAACGGCATCGTCCACGGATTCGCAGTTGGCAAGATTGATTCGCACGAAGTCGGTGCCTTCGGTGTACGCACCCTTGCTTTGCAGTCCGCTATCGAATACGACACGAAGTCCAAGTCGCTTTGCAAGTCTGTTCACGGAAGAAACGGCCTGTGCGACTACGGTAGGATCATTCATATTCAACTTCGGCGCATTCCTATTTACTTCGCTATTGTGCGTCTCTCCTTCACCGTCCTCGTCCTCGTCCATGACTACACCTTCAAGCCGCTGACTCAAACCGGCCATTTCGTTGGGTGTGCCATGATTTGCCATTTCAGCGTACTTCTTTTCCTTTTCGGCCATTTCAGCCTTCATCTTCTCGGTGTAGTCCTTGACGACTTCCTCCTGCTTCTGAAGTTTGTCCTCGTCGGCGAAAGGCTTACCGCGACGCTGCAGCATCAAGTCGTTGTCCGCATTGAGACGGGAGATTGTATTTTCCAGGTTGGTGACGGCCTGCTCAAAGTATTTCCCGGATGCGAATGTAGCGATAAATTCCTGTGGAATGTCTTTGATTCCGTTCATGCCGCCCATGATATAGTGCCCTACAAGCCCGATGGACGGGCAGGAATACTCTACGCGGGTTCGCATGACAGGCTTGTACTGGTAGGTCTTGTCGTTCCACTCCTGAGTGCGGTCTATACCAACCTTCACATCAACGGAAACGCCGTCGAAGGTCATGGTATAATGCTTGTCCTCGGTCGTGAATCCGCGATCGTTCCTACGACGCTCCACCAGTTCGCGAAGCGGCCCGGTAATCTTTTCCTTGATAGCCTCCCCAATCTGCTCCGCACCCTTCGCCTTACGGCCAGAGATTGTGATTTCCTTCACGCTGCCGTCCGGGAAAGTGCTCTTTACCTTGGCAAGGTTCGCCTTTGCCTCGTCAATGAGTTTCTTGTCGTATTCTATCCGGTTGTTATTGTCTTTCAGTGTGCGCTCGATGTAAATCTGGTCCTGCCTGTACTGCTCCTTCTTGTTGCGGAGTTTACGCAGTTCGCGCTCGGCCTGCGATTTCAGCAGCGCATACTGACTTCCGGAAAGGACGGCCACAGGATTGTCGAACTCGCCTTCCTCGGCTTCCTCCAACACACGGTTGTCCATGCCGTTGGCAAGCAGAGGCTTTCCGTCCATGACGGAGTTGATGAACTTGCTCTTGGTAGAGAGACGCTGGTAGGCGGTCACATCCAGGGAATCCTCCACACCGAAACGGACGACGCGGACGGGGATGCCCCAGTCGCGATGCAGGTTGCCCTGCCGAAGGATACGGCCATTCCGCTGGGTGTAGTCCATCGGACGGTTCGGTGCGTCCAGATGCGCCTCGAAGAACAGGCGTTCCTGGATGTTCACGCCGGTTCCAAGCGTGGCCGTTGTTCCCATGATGACGCGCACCTCGCCCGAATTGACACGGGCGAAGATTTTCTCCTTCAAAGCCGTGTTCATGCCGGACTTCATGATTACGATCTGGTCTTCCGGAACGCCAGCCGCCATGAGTTTGCGCTTGATTTCCTCGAAGATGTTGAATCCCTCCGTGCGCCGGCCAGCAGCATCCGTGTCCCAACGACGGAAGTTGTCGCAGAACAGGGCGCATGTGCCGTTGTACCGCTCGCTATCCTTCAGTGCTTTCAGCGTTTCCTCGACCGCCCTGTTCGTCTTGGAGAGCGGTTCGTCAGGTGCCTGGCTATCCACAAGGCGCGGGTCGATAGCGGCCATCTTCGCAATGCCGAACATGGTAAGCGGGATATGGCTGTTCTCCTTCTTCTCCTTACCGGACATTTTTTCGTACTCTTCGAGGTGCTGACGGACATAGTTCATGATGTCCACAAGCGAACCGGACTGAGGCAGATAGATGTCACGGGCCTGGTTCACATGCTCGCGCCCATCCGCGCCCGTCCAGTTTTCCATCTTCGGTTGCTTGTCCTCCAGTTTCTCGCCACCCTCGGCCACGGCATCCTCGGAACGGACAGTATCGCAAACCGACCACCAGATGCGGATAAGTTCGGGCAGGTTGGTGTAAGAGGCAAATCTGGTGTTCTCCTTGAACTTGCCACTTGTCGTGAACTCCAGGCTTTGCGCGATGTTACCGAAGTTGCGGACGAAATCATCGAAGTAGTAGATATGGTTCTGACGCATCATGTCGTCCGGCATGAGGTACTTCATGAAGGTCCAGATCTCCGCTGCGGTGTTGGATATAGGCGTACCTGTCGCAAAGATTACATTCTTCCAGCCGGCCTTATCAAAGACAGCGCGAGTCTTGAGATATACGCCGGCAGATTTCTTGGAGCCCGTAGAATCCACGCCTTTAACTCCGCGCTGCATGGCGGTCGAGAATCCAAGGTGCTTGTAGGAATGGGCCTCATCGACAAGCAGTGCATCAATGCCCATGTCGTCGAAGTCGGACACATCGTCCGTCCTGCGGTCGAGTTGTTTCTGCGCCCTTGCAGCGGCATTGACTTTCGCCTCGGCTTCCTTCTTCGCATCTTTCTTACCTGCCTTGCCCTTCTTCGGCGGCTTCTCGCCATACTGGTATTCATACTGCAGGTCTTCCAGTTCCTTCTTCAACTGACGCTCAGCACTGGCATTATTGGCCTGCTTTGCCTGTTCGAGGATGAACATCTTCTCGTCAATCTTCTCCTGGATGAACGCACGCTGGCGTTCCTCGCTATCCGGAATCATCTCGAACACCGACTGCGGGACGATAATCATGTCCCAGTCGTTGTACTTGATTTTTGCATAGAAGGCTGTGCGCCCCTCAACGGTGCGGTCTGCTTCGGAAATGGTTAGAACCTTAGCGTTCGGATAGAGTTCCTTCGCTGAACTGACAAACTGGCCCAGTGTCGCGTTCTGCACGACAATCATGGGTTTCTTTGCCGTACCGAGCCGGCGCATCTCCATCGCGGTCGCTATGAGCGTGAAGGTCTTTCCGGTTCCGACTTCGTGAGCCAGCATAAGCGGCTCGGTCGTGCCACGGATAACCGCCTTGGACTGATGTTCGCGCAGGTGGAGTTCCTTGCCGTTGTTCAGTTTGGTGGCCATGCCCTCGAAATGAGCAGGGAGGAATGTGTCCTTGATTTCTTTCGGGACAATCGCGTTGAAAGTGTCGTTGTACACCTTCCCGATACGCTGGGCAAGTTCCGGTTCGTCCAGCATCTTTGCGCGCGCCCATTCCTTGAAATCGTCTCTCATCTCGGACATCTTCGCGGTAGCGGCCTGCGTTGCCTCCTTGTCATGTTCCGTGATGGTCTGGCCCGTCACGGGGTCCTTGTAGGAACGCGAGAACACGACGGAACTATTGTTCATGGCCGCGATCATGAGTTCATGCCCTCGCTTGTCGATGTTCAGCACATTACTGCGAACACCGGCAGCGCGGTTCTTCTCCGTGCGGACATTCATCTCCCACTCGTTATCGGAAATCGTCCAGGAACCGCCAAGCATGAAAGGCTTGAAGTTGTCATTGACATCAAACTTTTCCTTGGCATAACTGGTGTAGAGTTCCACCGGCATCCAGTCCGAACCGAGCGAGAACTCGATAAGGTGTGCAGGAATATCGGCAGGGACGACTTTCTCCAGCGCGGAGATATTCTTGTCGTACTTCCCTTCTTCGTTGTGCTGGCGGGCGTATTCCAGTTTTTCGCGCACATTTCCGGACAGGTATTCGTACTCAACCTCGATGCCGCCGGTCAGCGGATTCTCGAATCCAAGACCGCTATCGAGGATTTCCTGACGCACGGTATCCTCGTCCTTGTTGAGCGCGTCTGCGATGAATGGTACATCAATCCGACCGAACTGGTTCATGGACACGATAACGCCGTCCTTCGCGTCCTTCGGGGTCGGGACGCGCTTCGCACCAAGGACACGACCGGAGAAGATGCTGGTTTTCTTCACATCGATCTTGACCTTGCCGTCAATGGTTTTCTTCTCCTTGTAGTCCTCCACGGCGGCGATAGCCGGGAAGTCCACATCGTTGCGAAGGAACGAAATGGCCGTGTTGCGGTTCAGTCTGGAATAGCGGTGCGCAAAGGTGTCGTACGCCCTGTTCAGTTTCGACAGGAGAGGCTTCAATCCTTCGTCCGACTCATTCTTCAACTGATAGTCCAGGACTTCGTTGATGGCTGTTTTCAGCGCGTTGTAGTCAGAAAGCACCTGCGCCTTGGAATATCCCTTCACTTTCTGGGCATTAACGCCCAAGGGAATCGCCTTTCCGCTGCGGGAGATACATATCTCTCCCTTGGAGTTGGTGACAAGTTGTCCTTCCTTGGTCGCATTGGATTCCTCCACTTCGGTTTCGGCCGGAGCGGTGACGGCCTGCTCCTCAACTTGCATGGACGAGAACTGCTTCGCCCATTTCGCAAGACGCTTGTTCTGGTCAATCTTCTCGGACGGCCAGAGCGCGGAACTTCCGGGGCGATAGGTATCCTTGTGCTCGAATCCGAATCCCATTTCGCCGCCCATGTTCTCCGGGTGCTCAACGAAATAGGTATTGAGTTCCATCGCCGCCTTTCCGGTCTTGTACTCATAGGCGCGGGTCTTGGGATTCCATTCCCTATCGTCAAGCACATAATCCTCGCGACGGGTGATCTGCGTGTCGGTCACATCAATCGCGTTGGGAGACACCTTGCCATTGACGCGCTTGCGGACTACGATGATGTCGGAAGTTGCTCCGGTTCCCTCGAAGGTCTCATTGTTCAGACGGAACGCTCCGATTACATCGGCCTCTCCCTCGTTCACAATCCACTGGCGAAGTGCCTTGCTGCTGTTATCCAGCGTGCCACGGGTTGAGATGAAGATGCCGAGACCGCCTGGGGCGAGTTTGCGGATATTCTTCGCGATGCAGAAGTCGTGGATCTTGCCTCCGAACTTCCTCGTGATGTCCTTTTCCTTGGAATCATAGACATTGATGTCCCCGAACGGAACATTGGTAATGGCAAGGTCTATGCTTCCATTGGGGATGTCCGTTTCCTGGAATCCCTGCACATGCACCGTTGCGTCAGGGTACAGGAGACCGAGGATGCCGCCCGTGATGTTGTCCAATTCGACGGCGGTGATTGCGCTACGCTCGCTGATGTTTTTCGGCATGGAGGCAAGGATAGCACCAGTTCCAGCAGACCCTTCGAGGATATTGCCGCCCTGGAAACCGAGACGCTTTGCTACCTCCCACATGTTGTCAATGACCTCGACAGGGGTGTAGTATGCCGTGTTGATGGAAAGGGCCGCGGCCTCCATTTCCTCATCGGTAAGCAAGGATTTGAGTTCACGGTGTTCCGCAGAGTATTCGTTGTTGAAGTAACCGCCAAGACCACCCCAGCCGGTATATTGACGGAGCACGGCCATTTGTTCCTTGGTCGCGTTCTTTCCGCTATCCTGCAATTCTTTCAGCAGACGGATGGCGGCGATATTTGCCTTGAATCGTGCGGCAGGTGTCTTGGGATAGACGACCTCGCCCTTCGCAACGCGATTGTTGCGTGTATTCCGCTTTACGGAATCATCATATCGAGGTCGCAGAGCCCGTGAGCGGCCATGAAGGTCTCCCTCGCGTCCTCCTTCTCCGCCTCGGTCAGGTCGGACACTTTCTTGCCCAGCGCTTTCGCCTTGGCTTCCAGTGCCTGCTGGTACTCCTTGTGGTTGTTCACTACGGTCATTGTCTGTATCGTTTACAGGTTCTTCAATCTTGCTTATCTGCTCCCACTCTACAACCTCATAGAGAACTGGAGCGAGGCCGGCATCAAGCACGGGCCGTCCGTCATTCTCGAAATCGTAAATGGTAGCCTCCTGGGTGGAACGGTCTCCCTGGCTGGGCCTGTACTGAACCTTCTCCCCAATCCTGTATCCGTTCACCTCGGTCGGCTTGACCCTGGCGGCAGGCGCGTCGGTGTTTACCTCATCTACTGGAGCGGGTTCCTCCGCATCGTAAAGAGTGGCGAAAAGACCGCCAAGGGCGGCATCCCCTTCCTCTTGCGAAGATACGGTTTTTTTCTTGGATTTCCTATTCTTTTCGGCCTGTTCTTTAGCGACTTGCAGTACATCGACAGGACCTGTTTGGACTTGTGACTCCGGCAGATAATCGCGAGCGGCATTCCGGACACCACGGAGGATTTCGTCATAGGTTGCATTATAACTGGTGTAGTAATTCCGTCCGTATTTTTCGGCTCCGGTAGCGGAGGGATTCTCGACACGATACATGATGTCAAGTCCCTGAATACCTACGGCCAGTCCGCGGATCATGAGACTATCATCTGCATCCGGTTCCATGTGGATGTCCACATAGAGTTCACGCCCCTCATTGAGAGGGAGCCGGAAGGTCACATCACCACCGGCAGGCGCGATATTAGCCTTGGCGAGTTGCTTCCGACCGACATTGAGTCCCAAATCCGCAGCCAGTCTTTTAGCCAACTTGTCTGCATCCTTCACGGCCTTCTTCTCGGCAGACTTCATGTAGCCGTAACTCTCATGGAACGGTTCGGTCTGGTCAGCCTTGTAGTATCCGAGCAGGGCGAGTTGGTCGTCGATGGACTCCAGGGCGTTGTCTATACGGGTGACTACTTCTGCGGCTGCTTGCTCTCCTGTGCCCTCTGCTTCCGCAAGAGATTGCGCTTCGACTGCAATAGATGCCGCTTCGCTGACAATAGTTGCTGTATCTGCTGCTGTCTCGACATCGGTTTGTTGTTCGGCATTTTCAGGTGCGTTTATTGTGTTGAACTTGATTGCGTCTTCCTCGTTCTCGAACAGGAATCCCTTGGCACCGCCATAAGACGAATAGTAGCCGCCAAGTTCCTTTGCACGGGATTTGAGTTGCTTGAACTCGTCTTTGGTCAGCCTGTCGCCCGTCAGACGGACAATGGACATCTCCTGTCCGGTCTTTGTATGGGTGTACTTGCCCAGTTCGCCCAGGGTCTGGCCAGAGGCTTCCACAGACTGAACGGGTTCCGTAAAGGCATGAAGTCTATCCTTCATCCCTTTAACCAACGATTCTTTGTCGGATTCTTTGTTTTCCTGTTCAGTTCCGGGGATTGGCTCCCCGCTCGCGGATTCCCAAATGGTGATCGGCGGTTCGCCGAAATTGACTACATTACTTTTCCAGACGGCTGATGCAAAGAGCCGTTCGTCCTGGGATGCAGTTCCTCTTTCTCCCAGAGCCGCTTGAAGGATTTCGTCCACATTGCCTTGTCCTGCTCCGTTGCCGGTTTCTCGTAGGGCTCCAGCATGCTCTCCTCCCATTCCAGATAGGCGGCTAATCCTTCTTCGTAACTCTTGTACTTGTCTTTCAGATAGTTCATAGACTGATTCTTTTATGCTCTTGTCAGCAAACTTTCGGAATGTGCTATTCGGTTTATCGCCGATGCTTTTCAGGTACTGCAGGCTCAAATACCGGCCAGTCCGCGCAAATCTGGACGCGGCCCGCATGATGGATGCTTCCTCGGTCACATCGTTAAAGCACAGTTCGACCGAGTAACCGGCGACCCGTAAAGGCAGGGCAATCTCATTGATAATACTTGCGCCTCCAATCTTGGGGATGACGATGTTCTCGCCACGCTCCGCCGCCTTGATAATCGCCTCGTCAGCGACCTTTGCGGATGCAGCGTTCACATAGTTGGCACCGACACCGCCATTGTAGTTTCGGAGCCAGGGCTTCACGATGTCGCTGTCAATGATGCGTGCCTTGTGCTGCTTGGACAACGGATCTGCGAATACGCTGCTCTTTCCTCCTGCCGGACGGCCAATGACGATGAACGCTTTCTTTTCCCTTGCGACAGGACCGGAGTAATCGTTTTTCCCTGCATAACTGCCGTTGTCGTCGGCAAGAAGGCGGTCTGAATACGCCTGTACTTCTTCGTCAGTCAGGACGAGTGATTCACTTCCCGTTTCCTCCTTCGCACGGACACCAACATCCTTGATGGCTTTCTCCGCATCAATGACCTCCTGCAGTTTCTCCAGTTCCGTGACAGGAATAACCACATTGTCCTCCGACGCTTCCGTAATGAAGGCCAGTTCAGGCTTTGCAAATTCCGGGTTTTCGTTGGCAAAGAACTCACGCGCCTGGGCGGTCATGTAAGTCCGATAATCGGACGCATCGACACCCACTTCGCTCTCTTGCAAAGTTACTGAAACTTCGGGAGTTTTCCTACTGTTTTCGGTAGTTTCTTCCACACTCACAGGGGTCGCGAAGTCGGAAGTTCTTACCTCGTTCCGCTTGCCGCGTGCAAGGTCATTGACAGCACCAAACAGGGAGTTCACATCGACTTGCTGGACTGGAGCGACAGGCTCCGGTTGTGATGCCTCCTTGGGTTGCGTAACGGGTTGTTCAATTCCGATAGAGTTCACATCAATACCGTCCACGGCTGACGCGGAATCCATGTCGCCCTTGAACGGCTCCATGCCAGGAAGGTCGCGAGCGCCGTTGTAGATGGCTTTCAGATAGGGACGGATAGCGTCGCCCAGGTCTTTAATCATGCGCTGGGCGAAGTCCACGAACTTACGGGCACCGGCCTCAACATGGTAAGCGGCCATCTGCGCGCCGATGAAGAACACTTCCGGGTCAAACCCTGCATTGAGTTGGCCCAGTTTCTCTCTCATCCGCTTTTTCAGTTCCTCATACTTGTCGGTCGTGATGATGGTGTTCTGCGAGCCGTATGCAGGAGCGGGTTCGGTTTGTTCCTCAACGGATTCGGTCTCCGCTTGCGGATTGACAAGCCGGTTATAGAGTTCGGCAGTCCGGCGTACCATTTCATCCTTGGATTCCTTGCTGATGCCGTTCTTCCGAAGGTCGGAAAGAATGGTGTCAATTTCCTGCGCCACATCTTCCCCGAAGAAGTCCTGGTATGATTCCAAGGTGTGCACTACCCTTGCATAGTTCCCGTTTTGGGCAAAGTTGTCGAGGGCGTTTTTGACAAATCCGAGCGCATCCTCGGCGCTTTCCTCCTTTTTCGCGTCCTCTTTCGGCAGTTCCACCTTGACGATGTAGTCAATGAGGTCCTTCGTCTCGGTGAAGGTCTCGCCGTATGGCGCTGCCTTCTTTGCGCGGTCATTGAGGATGAACCGCATGAACTCGATGGCGTGATTTATCGCATCCTTACGGCTGCTGTACGGGATATAACTTGCCTTGAAGGTCGGTAACACGCTCCCCCAGGACGAACCGACACCTCCGTCAGCCGTGATGTAGGTGGATTCATACCATTTTCCTTCTTTTTCAGCAAGTGCCACTTTCGGGACGGAACTTGTCCTGTCCGCACCGGGCATGGTGATGATCTGCGGATTCGTGCAGACCCTTTCAGCAATCCAATGGAAGTTGCCGGGCGTGCCTTCTTCATCTTCAAGCGTGAAGCGCGGCTCGCTTTCCTCGTCGGATTCTTCTGGTGCCTCGACTACTTCTCCACCGAACAGGTCCACGCCAGCCTGGGCCTTGCGCTTGGTGGTCTTTTTCTTGACCTTACTTCCCTTCTTCGGACTTTCCTTGACGGCAGGAGCCTCGGCCACGGGTTCTTCCACGACCTCGCCGCCGAACAGGTCTCCCTGTGTTCCCTCAATGCCGGCATCGGACAAATCTACGCGCATTACGGTGTTCACCACTCCTTCTTCCAGTAAAGCCTGTGGAAGGGTTTTGGACTGGAGCGTAGATAACAGGTTGTCGCGGTCTTTGGTCTGCCTGTTCTTTTCCGTATGTCGCTGCTGCTCATATTTCAGTGCCTCAATGACGGACTTGATAGCCTCCGACTTAGTATTGTGTTCGGTTCTATCCATTCCGAGCGAACCGCCACCAGTCCCGTATGATGTGGAACCGCCAGCATGCCACTTGTCCTTATCGTCCTGCCAGAAGTACGCATACGAAAAATTGGCCCATCCCTTCTTACTTGAAGGGAGTTCGATACGGATAGGATTCATGCAGACGCCATGTCTGTTGATCCAGTATCCGTGCTTGTTCTTTCGCGACTTGTCTTTGCTGAGGCACTTGAACTTGTTCGCCTTGAAGTATTTGAGAAGATAGTCAGTCGTAACGGTCGCCTCACGCCGGTCAGTGTGTTCGGCACCGGGCATCCATTTCCAGATTGTGACGCTATCATTCTTGAATGACCCATGACTAAGTGCGCCTATCGAGAGGGTCTGAATCTTTTCTCCTGTCTTTTTGCTCTGGTATTCGGTGAAACTGCCGTTGTAGATAAATTCTTCGAGTTCATCCTGGGTGTATGTCTGCTTGGCTACCGTCAGCACGGAAGCATTACCCTTAACGACATACGGCTTTTCCTCCTTTTTCGTCCCCTTTCCTTTTCCGTTCTTCCCCTTTTTCCCCTTGGTGGGTTCCGGTTCATCGTCCTCATCTTCGGGGATTTCCTCTACATCGGCATCCTCCTGGTATTCCTCATCGACAAGTTCCTCCTCGGCAACTTCATCGATTTCTTCTTCTGCGAGTTGTCCATACTTTTCAATGAGTTCGTCCACATACTCCTGTACCGGGGCATGTGCTTCCTGCTGCGCCATTTCCAGCCGGTCTATTTCGGCCTGCGCTGCTTTCTTTTTCTTCTTGTCCGATGAATGAAGGTCAGCATCGAGACGGGTGTATGCCTCGCCAACCGCATCGTTGAACGGCAGGAAAGACTCCCAGCGACGGACGAACTCGGCAACTTCCTCGTCAGTCATGTAGTCGGTAAGGTTGTACTCACCGACATTACCCTGTTCGAGGATGACCGCGACTTCCTCGCGATCGTACTGGGCGCGATTTACCTGGCTTCCCTCACCGCCTTGAACAGGAGCAGGAGTTTGTTCTGTTTCTGCTGCGGCGACTGGCCGGTCTGCTGGGCCTGCCGGTTCTGCGGGCTCTCGTTGTTCCGCTGCCCGTTCGGAAGTGTCGTAGATGATTCTGGTGTCATATCCAAGGAATTCTAAGATGTTGCGAAGAATGGCCTCCCTCGTCAGGACATCGCCCGTGAGCAGGCTCATCTGGCCGTTTGCCGACTCCACCGCATCCCTGTTGTACAAAGATAGCACTTTTTTCAGGAATGAAGTCTTGCGGTCGTTGATTGCATCTGCAAGGAGTTGGACGGATGCCTCGGCGACCACATCGTCCATGAACAGGTGCTGCTGGCGGATGTAGTCCTGCACGCTTTCACCGAACTTGATTTCGCCAAGGGCCTTGCCGTTGGCGACAAGGGTGATGGCGTCGGTCAGTTCCGTGCGGAGGATGTAGTCGTTCAAGGTGTTGCCGACAAGGATCTGCGAGATAGCGGACACAACGGACTTGCGGATGCTCTTGTCGGACATGGCAACGCGCACGGCTTCCTCGTCCAGGGCCGCACCGATAAGCGTGCTTTCGAGCAAGTCCATTCCCGCACCGGACAGGGTATCGCCGTCACGGAGTGCCGCAACCTGCTCCTGCGAGATGACTTCTGCAGAAAGAAGGATGTCCAGTAGTTCGTTCACTCCTTCCTTGCTGTTGTACAGGGCGTTGATGTCGTCGTACCTGTCCACAAGCGTTGCGAGGGAGGCCAGTGATTCAGCATTGAGCGTCTTCCCCGCTTTGACGGCCTTTTCAGTCTTGGACTGGGATTTCTTTTCCTCCGCGTTGAACTTGGCAAATGTGGCCGCATTATAGGGCATGGCGGTATCGGGGACGAACACCACGCGAGGGTGCTGGAACTGGCCGACCTGCTCCTTGGTAAAGCCGTACTTCTGCGAATACTTGGCGAGATATTCCAAATACGCGCCGTCGGTATTCTGCGCTGCCGCAATCTGGCTTGCCATAGTGCGGTCGTTACCGGATAGGACAACGCCGTCAGCGGAAACAATTACAGGCGTTTGCAGGGCACGCTGGTCGTATTTGGCCGCTTTATCCAGGACGGACTGCTGCGCTGCCCTGTCGCGCTCGTAGTCGCGGTCATTCACGGTCTTTCCGTTCTCGTCCACAGGGAATCCCTCCGTCATGGAAAATCCGTTGGCCGGGTTATGGGATGGAGTAGGGGCAAACGCCTCGGTAAGCACATAGTTACCGGTGACAGTCTCCCCGTTCGGCAGACGGATCTCGTCTGGTGCACCGACAATCTTCGGTGTCTCGTTCCATCTTTGCTGGATGCCAGGGAAACCAGCCTTCTGCTCTTGCTTGACCTGTTCTGCAGCGGCCTTTCGCTGCTCGCCCGCCACGGTCTGACCGGCCTCGGCAGGCAGGTTATATTTGTTCAGAATGGATTGCAGGAGTTCACGCCTGTCGAGTTTCGCACCCAGGGCGGCTTCCATGTTGTCCATCTCGTCTTCGTCGATGCCTTTCAGCGCGGCTTTCTGGACGGCCTTTGTATCCTTCTCGATTTCCTTGTTGAGTTCGGTAAGGGTGTATTCAATCCGTTCCTTGCTCGTCACGCGCTGGCTGGGGTTCGAGTCGTTCCAACGCGCCCACGCCTCCGGGTCTTTGTTCCACAGGGCGTTCTGGTCCACGGTCTGCTGGCCGGTCTTTTTGTTGGTGCGCATCGGGAGCGGATTCCCGCGGAAGTCACGGGGAGTATCGTCGGCGGGAACCGGCTCGGTCTGCTCGGCAACATCAACGGCAGGTGTCTGCTCGGACATGCCGATAATGGAGTTCAACTGGTCTTCCGTGAAGAAGTCAAGAACCGTATGCCCGTTCTCATTGTAGTCCACCTGATAACGAAGGCCAGTCGATGTCTCAAACGGAGTATGCACCATGATGAGTTCCATGTCGCCTTCACGACCAAGGGCGGGGGCGATGTTCCGTCCGATCATGGACCTTGCCTTGTCGCGTAGATTGTTACGCCGTTCGATTTCCTCCGCGTCAGCGGCCTCCTGCTGCTCCTGCGTTGGCGGAGTTAGCGGAAGGTCGAGGATATTGGCCATTTCCTGTTTAGTGTACTGGTGCACGGAACCGTCAGAACCCTGTACGATGAATAGACCGCCATCGTATTGCAGAATCGTTCCCTCGACGGGGTTTTCAACCGTGCCGATGTTCACTACTGTCTGCGGTTGGGCGCGGCGCATCAGTTCCGTCTCGTTCTGCAATTGCTCCAACTCCACGCGCTGCTGGTCGTCTGCCTTCTTCTTGATGTCCGTCTGCTTGTCCAGGTAATCGAACAACTCCTGTTCGCCATTGTCGGTAAGAGAGCCGTCTGCTATACCGACCGCAAGTTCCTCCGTGGAAAGAAAGGTCTTGTTCCCCTGCCTGTCCACAAGGGCCAACCCGTTTTCGTCCCGCGCTGTGACAAAACGCTCGTTGCCGTCAGCGTCCGTGATGATGCGTACATAACTCACGCCGTTCTTCGCTGCATGATGCCAGTTCGCGTTCCCCATCTGGGTGTTCAGTTCCGTCAGCCGGCGACCGCGGTCGATGTCCTTCTGCTCCTCGAAGATGCCTGTCATGACCTTGTACTGGGAATCGGCCTGAACATAGTCCATGACGGCTTTGTATGCCGTGGCAGCATCGCCACCGTTCTCGACGATCTGCTGATAGACATCGGCAAGGTGGTGTGCCAGTTCCTCCGGAGTCTTGAACGAATCCGTATTGAGAAGGGCTTTCTTTGCCTCAGTGCTCAACTTGTCCATGCTGATAACTTCAAGCGCTTTCTCCAAGGAAGTCCCGGCTTTTTTGAGAGAACGGGATGCGGCGGTATATTGCGCGAGCGTCAATGGCAGTCCAAGGAAGGACATGGGGGCAAACGCACCGGCGGTGATAAGTTGCTGGTCAATGGTCGCAAAGTCTTTCAGGGCGTTCTTATCCACGCCTGTCATGACGCGAAGGGCGTTGCCCGTCCATTCCTCAACCATTTCCTCGATAAAGCCGTGATAGCCGGCCTGTCTCAAAGCAGATGCGACCGCGGAGTTCCGCATGGCCTTCGCCCAGTCTGGGAACTTGACACGGGAAAGAGGAATACCTGCCAGTTCCATTGGGACGCTGCCGACGGTCTCGGATATGTTCTCGATGACAACATCTCCGATTGCGCGAGCCACGGCTTTGCCAGACAAATCCACACCGCCCGCATCGTTGAACTGGAGTATGTTGTTCATGAGGTTGTTATAGGTGGACGGCATCAGCGGAGTCATGGCAAGGGCCTTTACCGTACCATACAGGGTTTCCGCTCCTATCTTGGCAATTTCGTTCCGACCAGCAGACTTGACAAGGTTTCCGGCGACCGCTTCAGCCGCCTTCTCGCCTGCACCTCCGACCATCATGAAGTCCAGCATGAATCCGAGCGACTGCACGGCACTCTGGCCGGACTGATATGAACGCGATATTGTATCTCCACGACCGCCCTCCACCTCGGCCTTCTTCACGAAAGCCTTGACGAGTTCCTTTTCGCCAGCGTTGAGATAACCGATGTCGTTGAACTTGTCGTCCTTTACCAGGTCGAGGATGCTTACATCTTTCCCTTCCGCGTTCTGAATCTTCTTGATTGCATCTACAAGGTGCATGTTAAGGCCGGCACGAACGAGTTGAGCCTCAGACAAGGCTTCTGGCGCTCCGTCCTTGATACCACGCCAAAAGTCGCTCCACGCGCCTTTGTCGTCACCGCCATACCTGGACGGTGCAGTGGCCGCTTTCTTCGCGTCATTCAGCATAAGACGGGCAGCGGAAAGGCTTTCCATCGAACTGTTGTATTCGGGATCGGATTCCAACATTTTGACCGCCGCAAGTCCCATTCCTTGTGGGCCAGTAATGGCAAGACGGTTGGCCGTCTCATAATTCCGTGCCGCCTCCTTGTTATCCTTTCGCAGGTCTGACTGCATCTTGTCGATGCGTGCGTAGTCCTCGTCAATGCCGTTGTTCACGCTCGCCCAGTACCGCTTCCATGCAGGGTTTTCCTCCCTCATGCGATAGAGTTGGTCGAGTTCCTTGTTGATTTCCGCACGACGGGCAAGGCCGGCCTTCTCCTTCGTAACGCGGCCAGCCTCGACAACAAGGTCTTCGTCGGCCATGTTGCGGAGATCCGCTGCGTTGGTTTCGGCAGGAAGTCCTTCCAACTCTGCTTTCAGTTCGGACTCCCTGTCATAGATTTCGCCCAGTTTGTCTCCATAATAGTCCACTTGACGGATACGAGACACCTGCACATCGGGATATGCCGCATAAATCTTGTCCTGCTTCGCGGCAAAGTCCTTTGCACTTATCTGTGTCGGTTCAGTCGTGCCAGGGATGTTGATGAAGAAGTCGGAATCCCCGATTTCCTCACCAGCCTTGTAGTCCTGCATCTCCACGACATTCGCCTCTGGATAGGCTTCGTGCAGTTTGTCTTTCTTCGCATCATAATCGCCCTGGGAAAGAACGGTCGGTTGAGTAGTCCCAGGGATATAGACATAGTATTTCTTTTCGGGCATGGCCTGTTCGGATTATAGGCTGTTGATTAAGTCCTGCGTAGATTTCTTATTGCCGGTCGCGTAACCGGGCGTGTTCGTATCGGGTGACGCGGTTTCTGGTCTTTCCACATAGTTTTCGGGCCGTGTTCCGTACTGGCTCAAAACGGAACGACGCTCCGGGACCTGCGTAGCAAAGTCGTAGATGATGCTCTTTCGCTCGATGTCGGTCGCTGCCCTCCGGTACGCCTTCTGGAAGTCCTCGTTGTCCTTGACCGATGCGTAGGACTGTTCCACGAACTTGTCATATTCCGTGGCCGTCATATAGACCGGCGTTAGTTGTCCGTTCGCATCGTAATAGAACAGGGTATTCCGGCTTGCACCACTTCCCCCACCAGAGCCAGCACGGAGAGCCGCCTGCGTGACAGGAGAGTTCGGATCGATTTCGTACTCTCCCTTGTCGTTCTTCCGCAGTCCGTATCGTGCCGCGGTGATTGCCGCGTTCTCCCGTCTTGCCGCGGCACTTTCGCGCCGAGCCGCGGCCTGTTCTTCGAGTTGGCGTTCGTGAAGGTCCACATTGATTCCCGTAACGACCCCCTGCGTCCTGGCGGCACCGGCCTCCTTCGCGGTCTGCATCTTGACATTCATGGGAGCCGTAGCGGTCTGGTAGCCGACCTGTGCGGACTGCGCACCATGCTGATAGGCTTGGTCGGCCTGTCTGGTTGCCATGTTCAGCGCGGTTCCGGCATCCCCCATGCGTAGTTGAATAAGTTGCTGCTGAAGGGCGCGCTGACGGTCGCGGAGATTGTCGAACCTCGCCCGGTTCTGCTTCCAGTTCTCGTCGGCCTTTTTCATCCAGTCCTGCGAATAGGAGTGATACTGCTGGCTGACCGCATTATGACCGCCCACGGCAATCATGTTCGCTATGGATGCGGCCAGTTCGGTCGCACCAGTCCAACGGGCGGCATTCTGCTCGTTGTTGTATTGCTCGATTGCTTCCTGCTGGGCTTGGTCGGCTCTGGCCTTCTCCCCTGCGATGATGTCGGCGAACTGGGTGTAACCCTCGTCCATCCGCTGCTTGTATATCTGCTGGGCCTGGTTGTAGGCTTCAGTCCTGGCTTGGTTGGCCGCGTCGAGGCTCTGCTGGTACTGCTGGCCTGCAGTAGTGAGGCCGGTCACAACTTCCTGCCCGGTCTGCTCCAGTTGTTGTGCCTGCTGCTCGTATGCCTCCTGCGCCTGTTGCGCTCTTGTTTTCTTCTTGTCCGGCATGGCTGTCAAGCGTCAGTTTTCTCTATTTCGTTCTTTTTCTTTGTAAGGCCGACATCCTGCCCGACGAGATTGATTCCTGCATTGACGGCCTGACTTGCGGCCTGTGCGGTCTGCGCGGCTTGTTGCTGGTAAGATGCGGCCTGTTGCTGATTGAGAGCCGCATCCTGGGCGCGGTACTGCTGCTCAATCCTGTCCTTGTAACTGGAAGCCTGGGACGCGATGTCGGTCATGGTGTCCGACAGGGACTTGTTCGCGGCCTGTTGCTGGGCGACAAGTGCCCCATCCGTGCCTCCTGCAACCACATTGGTCGCGCGGGCGCGGTCGTACTGCTCTTTCAGGAGTTCACGCTGACGGGTGATTGCCGCCTGTACATCTGAACGCTGGGTATAGTCCCTTGCCATCTGGATCTCATACCAACGGCGGTTATCATTCCGCTGCTGGTCTATGAGTTGTCTTGCCCTGTTATTGGCGACGGATGACTTGACTCCCCCGTAGATTGCAGAGCCGAGAGCAGCGGCTGCGCCTATCAATGCTGTTACCATAGTGCACTTTCATTAACGATTGCACGAATTAACGAAAAGCACCGCTCGCTCTTGGTCTATCTTTCCCAACAAAGCCACTACTCTCCACTACTTTAGTGGGGGTGTGACAAATAACACCCCGAATTGCAGTCGGGGTGTTTTCTTCGTCAGACTTCGACAAGACGGAATTCAATGTGAGGATTCGCCTTGTCAATGAACTTCTCCGCGACAATCTTCACGCACTTGTTGTCGTTCTTGATTGTACGGGTGTATTGCAGGCAGTCCAGGATGATTTTGAGGGCATTGTCAAGGTCGTGGCTCATCGACGCGAAATAGATGCGCAGATGAAACTCAAAATAGCCCTGTATCATCATGTTCCGATACGGACCTACCTGCATGTAGAAAGTGTTCTCGTAAGCCTTAAGACCAGGCGTTTTCGCAAGACTACCGTGACCGGCAATCGTGACTATCTTATAGGAATTTGATTTGGAAGGAGCCTGTCCTACGATTGTCTGCCAGGGATGCTCTGTCATTTGCGCGTCTTTTCTTCCGATAGTTCGTCCAACTCGTCCTTAAAGGTCTTGACAGGCACCTCACCCTTGTATTCCACGGATGCCATCTTCGGGGATATGTACGGAAGGAGTTGGAGCATGATGGAGCATTTCTTCTCAGGATCGTCTATGCTGTCGTAGTTGTGAAGGAATTCCTCCCATTTGCTCTCCACGAACTTCGAGATAAGTTCACGCACCTCTTTGGTGGACTTGTTAGGCGTTCCCTTTACCCGTCCACCCTGCCGCCCCTTTCCGTCGGCCTTCTCCCTTTTGTTCCCACCGGCCATGTCTCTACTTGTACTTGTATGCCGGGCCGAACGGCTGCATCGGACGCTTGACGATTGACGCACCGCTGAATCCGCTTACGATGGCATCCTCAATTTCCTTCAACTGAGAGCCATATACTGAAGCCTGCGGCATACCGAACTGGGAATACCAGTCGAACAGGGCACCAAAGACAAGGAAACGATGGATGTATTCTGCCAGCGGACGGAGCATCTGGTCGTTAAACTCCGCATCCAGAACAAGGTCGTACACATACTTGCCTTCTTCCAGCGTGATCTGGTCATTGGCATATCCGTTTTTCCTTGGATTAAGGACGGACTGAATCTTTGTCCGGAGTTTCGCGTCACGGAATTCAACATACCGCATGAGCACTGCACCGTCCACATCCTCGGATGAATCGGACGACACGGCATTACCAGTTCGGTCTGCCATGTCCGTCCGTGCGTCCACATGCTTGTGGGTGTTCAGGTTGATGTCCTTGAACACCTCGCCCTTTATAATCTCTATCTTGCGCTCCTTGGTCTCGTTTGCTTCATCGGAGTCAGCGAGGATGATTGGGGCGATGAATCCGTATCTGCGTGTCATACTCTCGGCGGTTTCTTGGTGTAAAGTATGCTTTCTATCTCGTTCCCCGCTTCAATGGCAAGAAGGCTATGCTTGTTTGACAAATCTACGAGCGAGACAATGGAATAGAATTTCGTAAGGGCGTACTCCACCATAAAGGTGTTCATGGCTTCTTCCAGCGGAATGGCCGTACCGACGGCCCTCCTTTCTGACAGGACGAACTCGAACACATATTCTGGCGGAAGTTCATGCTGATTGTCTTTCTCCCACTTGAAGTCGGCCTTAAGGAATCTTGCGACCACCGCGCGACCGGCGAGACGGGACGCGGCCTCGGAGACGCACCGCTCTATTTCGTACATCTTCTCCGTTCCGGCCTCTGCCCTGTAACGGGCATCGGCATCCTCGATGACGGACACCTCACGATGCGAGACGGAGCGGAGTTTGTCCAGAATCTCCTGTGTGTGTAGCGTGATTACCATTGCGTAACTGGATGCTTGCGGTATTTGAGAAGCGCAACGGCCTTGTCCATAGAGGACTGGGTGCGTGCGGTGTATTCAGGGACCAATGCCGGCCTGCGCTGCTGGAACAGGGCGTTGCATGAGAACAGGACAATGTAACGGTCAAGTTCGGAATCCATCGTTGCGGCCATTGTCTCGTCGAAGTCCGGGACATGGAACAGGAGACGGGGAATGACACCGGAAATCTCGCGCGGGTCTTCGTCGGAGTGTACGGCCAGCGGAGCGTACTTGGTAACATCGAACTCCCGCTTGACGAAAGCGCTCACCGCATCGTCGATGAATCGGTCGATGGTGCTCCTGTCCTTTTCCGTCAGGACGATGCTGTCATATAGAGCCGTCCCAGTGTCGGAATATGCTTCGTCAGCGACCTTCGACACTTCCTCGTCTATCATGTCCCACAGGCGGGATTTGTCTATCACATAATACATATCGCGAATATATCTGCAGGTTATCGTTTTCGTGGTCTATCTTTCCCAAATGGGAAGGGTTGGAGAGGCTCACACCCGTCCAACCCAGCAACCGCACAACAACAAAAACGGCAAAAAAAATGTGCGGCATTCATCAGTTCAATTCATAGTGGTTTCTCAATATAGTCTCAAGCGTGGGGCTCCATCCGGCGTTTGTGTTGGTTATCCATGTAACGCTGCCAACTGGACGCAAACATGGATGCGAGGTCTTAACTTCGTCCTTGAAAGTGTCGGACCACCAGATAACACCGCCGTAGAATCCCTCGTTAAAGTAAATGTTCTCCACGATGTAACTCTCATGATCGCAACCGTACCTGTCGTAGATTGATAACAACTTCTTCCGTTCATAGTACACAGGGAGGTGGCACACCCAGTTTCTTTCAGACATTTTCTCTTTCCGGCACAACTCCCTCGTCTTTCCAAGATCCCGCCACCATCCTGTCTCTTTCCTATAATCGAAGTCCGGAATGACCCCGGCATCATCTTCCATCTTAAGGGCCTTTACAGTGTCGAGCGTAAAGTCCTTTACGGCATACATGTCGTCACAGGCATAAATGAATCCATCCGTATCCGGATACGCATCCATTACCTTCCTGAACTTGTGAACCATGTCCAGATGAGGAAGGTACTGACCAGGAACAGGGTCTATGCGAGGGCATTCAATGAAGGTGATGTCGTCTCCCGTGTCCACGATCGGGTCATGGTCGCCGACCACCACGATGTGATACGGCTCCTTGAAATGCTTGCGCCAGCCGGTCACGGCCAGTTCCAGCTCTCTCCCCTGGGCCTCTTTCGCAAGGTATGGGATTACTACCAATATTTCTTTATTCTCCATAATGAGTTATCTATAAAAGCCACGGATGAACCGCAAAGACCCGTGGCAGGACTGTACTAAAACCGAAATAACGATATGCGTAGTTTGCGGTTCCATCGTCTCACGACGGGTTTTATCTTGCTACTTCTTGATGGCCCCCAGGCAATCGTCGCAGATGTGACGGTCACCCATAGACCAGCCACGACGGACAAACTCTGCCTTGATACTTTCCACGGTATCATTGGCCGTGTACACGCGCCTGCCGCACCGGTCGCACTGGACGGACGAGGCGAGCCTGCTGTTTGGATAATTCTTGATCATGGTTATCTTTTTCCGTTGTTAGTAAACCGCGCGATGTCGCTATCCGAGAAGATGTTTCGCGTTGGCATCTGCCGTAGCAACTTAAAGAGTTTCCCGTAGGTGTCTTCGTCGTAGATGCGGTCGGCATAGAGCATGAGCAGACGCACGCCGACATTGGCGGCCCCATTGAAGGCGTCGTAGCGCTGGGCTCCGGTGAGCCCGTCGTTGTCGTCTCCGGCGAAGAAGGTCGCGTCCTCTATGAGCGGTTCAATCTTGTTGAAGAAGTGCCACCCTGCGGCCTTGACGGACTTGCAGTAGTCGGTGAGGCCCTTGAGGATCTCGTTGTCGTTGGTAGGCCGGAAGCCGTGCCTGGCATAGACGCCTTTGATGCGGTTGAACACATCCTCGACGACGACCTGGCATGAGTTGGCGAGTTGTACCATCAGTTTGATCTCGCTGGGTATTGAGGACGCATGGATGTCCCTGTCCGCCGCTTTCGCGGCTGCGGCATTGATGTCGCTGCGTGTCTTATCCGCCATAGTAGTAGTCCTTTCGTTCATAGAATGGACATTCTCCTTCATGGTAGTCGGGGTCCATTTCCGGGGCCTCGAAGTCCTCGTTGTTCAGCCATTCCTGATGTCGTTTACAGGACATCCGCAGGGGGCAGGCTTCGCCGGAGCAGAGCAGGTAGTTAGTCTTCATCTTCCTTCTCGTTAAGGTATCGGATAATCTCGTTGATTTTCTCCATTAGTTCCAGATTGGTCGGAACACTCTTGCCATAAACATCCCCGTACCGGTCTATGATGTCGTAAGTTTCTATTTCTTTAATCATTTCTCGTCCTCCTTTTCTACTTGATGAGTTTGTACATCTTCATAAATCCGTTTTCCTCTTTAATCGGAATGTATCCGCACTTCATATAGAAATCCTGCACCCAGTCAGTAAGGTTCGAGTTAAGGTCGATACGGAAGATGCCATTTTCGAGGCAATAAGACTCGCAGGCAAGCATAAGGTGCTTTGCGATTCCCTTCCTTCTTTGCGGAGCTATGACGGAAAGGCCGGAAAGGTAGCATACGCCGGGCTGGCTGTCCTCAAAGGACATTTCCACGATTGCGCTTCCGTCTGATTTAATAATCTTTACGGTCTTGCCCCACGGCCAGGTGTTGTGATGCCAGATTAGTTTCATATCTCATTTAATTAGGGCCGGAAAGTAGAGATGATTTAATCTTCTTCGAGGATGGTCACCTTTGTAACGATTGCTTTGGGAAAAGTCATTGTATCACTGACAAGTTCATCGTCCGCATCATAGTTCTGCGCGATACAAATTATATCGTCAGTTTCTTTAATAACCATTCCAAAAGAAACGCACCGCATAACATCGGCAACAACATTATCTATGTGCTGCCAATTTGGTGTTCCTGAACAAATGTCCAACCATTCAATCTTTACAATCTTCATCGGTTATAACTTTTATTTTGTCAATCGTTATTGGCTTATAAACCCGTATCTGCCAACATCCATCAGTATAATTGTTATCTTTACTATTTATAAACGGGTCATAATCAACTTGAAGAACTATCTCTCCATAGCATTTTGCTTCTTGAATGTCAGCGGCCAAATAAGTACACCTACTCGCACCAAGTCCTCTTACTCCAAATAGAACACCTTCTGTTTGAATTTGTTTCCAACATTCTTTGCTGGTTCCGTGATACCAAATCATATTAGTTTATTTGGGCCGAAAGTTAATGAGTTCGTAACTCCTTCCGATAGTCATTCATTTCATTGTACCGCACCATCTTATGATAGCAATCTGCACAAATGATTTGCCCCCAATAATTAAACCCTTCGTGCCTTGTGTCAAACCCTTTATTACAATGGGGGCAAACGGCTCGGTATTTAAAATCTTTGTTCTTGCTCATTTCATTCTACCTCAACGCTATACCTCTCCGGTACATCATCGGAAAATACAGGCTCGCAATAGTCGTAATCGGTCTCATAGACCTCCTCCACGGTCCCGTCCTCCGGGTCGTCCTTTTCCTCAACCGTGGAAGGGTCGTAGAACACCGCGTCAAGACTGCACCAGTACGGGTCGTTTTTGCTCCACCACTCGCTGATAACTTTCAACGCCCGCTCCCGGCTCTCCGCAGAAACGAAAAAGCGGAACTCGCGATACACCTCATGGTCCACATCATAGACACCGCTGCCACGCCAATACATCGGACAGTTCACATCGCGCTCCCAGACCGTGCCGACAGCGCAGACATCGATTTCAAAGAGTTTCATTTCACGCCCTCCCTTCTTATTCATGGCTATAACGAGAGTTTAAGTTGGGGAGGTTCTATGAAATAGCACATGACGCGGGCCTTCTCTCCTCCAGCGGTTTCCACAACGCATGGTGACTTCTTTATTTCCGTGTGCCCGTCCTCGTTGATAAGTTCCGAGATCCGCGTTGCAAGTTTCATGGTGCCGACCTTTTTCAGGGCATCCAATGGAGTAAGACAGCCTCCGTCTTGGAGGTATGCAAGTATTCGTTCCTTCTGTGAATGGGAACGGATCGGATTGGGGTTGTTGTTTTCGTTTGCCATGACAATTAGTGTCTGATAGATAGGTTTGGTTTGATTATCCTATAAACAAGGTCCTTGCAGCAATATCGCTGCATCAACGGCCAAATGATTGGCTTGATGATGGAGAGATTCGACGGCCTGTCTGGTGAAGGTGGTACTTCAAGCCACCGATAAAGTGTTTCTGAGCAGAACAGGTAAAACTTCCCGTCTCCGTAGTTCCACCCAACATGGCTTGGCCGAGCAGCCCGTATAACATCGTCCGGCGCGTTATTCCTTTCCAGCGCCGCCTGTACCTGGCTCCAGACGGCAGGCCAGTTCACGTCGTGTTTCCTACTCATCGTCCACCTCCATACCTGCTTGTCTGCGTATCTCTGCGGCCTGTCTGCGTACCTTCTCCCTGTGCGCTGCCAACTCCTCGTCCGTGTAGGTTTTCTTCGCCTGCTGCCGGTTTATGCGGTTGGCCGAGAAATCCGGCAACTTTACTTTCCCGTCTTTCTCGGCTTCGTAGAGTTCGCGGAAAAAACGGGATTGCGCGTCTCGCTCGGCCTGTTCGTGCCGGCGGTGGAAAATTGCAGTCGCAACCGCTTTTTTCTCGCTCCTGATGAAGCCCTTCAGAAATCCATACATTGATACCGCTGTAAGACCGAAATAGTCTCCATATTCCTTGAACACGCCATTCTTAAACGCCTCCTGCATTTCGGCGAGTGTCAGATCACGAAGGATGGAATCATTCATGATTCTTTCATCCAATGCTGAAATGTCGATGCTTACGGATTCTGCGGTGAGATTGGTGTGCGTGAGTGCGCTCAAACCGAAGAATTGTTTTGCAAGCCAATCCAGACGGTCTCGGTTACCACCGTCTGCGTATCTTGCATGAAGGCGGTTGCCCTCGGCATCCACGGCAGCACGGAAATTGGCAAGTTGTTCCGCTGTGGCTATTTCACTGCCCGCTTTGGAAATCTGGAGTGCCGCCTCCCTGTATTGTGTCAATGCCCCCATATAGTGCGTTTTGGAATCTTGTGTACTCATCAACTATGTTTTGTATCCTGTCCGGCTTCCGTCCGTCAATCCTTTGGGCGGAAACAACGACCGGCCTCTCGTCGTAACTTCCTTCATAGACCCTCGACCAGTTTTTCGCATTCTTGAACACCCAGTCGAAATCTGCCGACCACCCACTCTTGTTGTCACCCTGGCAGAACTTACTGGAACATACTTTCGTGAAAACCGTCCGGCACACTTCGACTGGATCACCAACTTCCTTGAACTCTTTCCAGCGGACACGCATCTTCTTTTTCCGTTCCTCGGAGAGTGTCTTCACTTTCGGAAGGGTTGAGTTCGTTTCCGTCACGGTCCTGTTCCAGAAGTCAATCACATTCTGGCAATGCCGGTTAGTAAGAACTTCATTATCGGTTTCTGATGCAGCGTCCGACGGCTGAGCCGGACACATTCCGTCAGGAATGATAATATCTTCTTCCATTCTTACATTCTTATCATTCTTGTTTGTTGTCGGTCGTTTGTCGGTTGCTTGTCGGTCGTTTGTCGGTTGCTTGTCGGTCGTTTGTCGGACAGGCTCATTGAGAACTTGGTATTTATCATAGTTAGAGACAGTTACGAGCGTATATTTGTTTGTCGTTTTTTTCACAATCTCGCCAGTGCGCTCCAAACGAGAAAGGCATGTCCTTAAGGTTCTAATTGAGAGTCCGCTAATCTCCGAAAGGCTATTCAGCGAGGTCAGAACCTGCCCTCTTTCTATGATTGTACCCTGCCATCTTCTTTCCTCATGGTTGGCTTCCAGGAGCAGGATGACAAACAGCGACACCGTTTCCGGTGAGCCGAGCCACTCCCACTCCAGGAACCTGCGATGCAGTTTTATCCAACCTTCGTCCATGACGGCCTCCTACATTTCGGGAATGTACTGTGGCTTAAGTTCCGACTTGATGTAGCCGGGGAAACGAGCCCTGATGATACCGTGAGCGTCGTCCTCTGCGAAACTCTCGAAACCGGGCCAACTGTCCGCATCCCTGCACTGCTTCACGATGTCGATGGCCTGCTGGTACTTGTACTTGCCGCAGGCCAGATCTTCCGCATCGAGCCACAGGAGGAAACACTGGAACGGGATGCAGGTCTGGGCGACGAGCATGAGCGTACCCGTGAACTTGCGACCGGTAATCTCGCTCGCAACCTGCAGGTACATGCCCTCGGCAAGTTCATAGCGGTACTTTGCCGCGTCTCGCATGAATCCGTCGATGCTGGTCGCGGAAGTGGTCTTTACGGACAGGATGATGTTCGCGCCGACCTGTTCCTCCAGCAGCAAGCAGTCGGGCCGTATCTTGACCTTCAATCCCGTGGAAGAATCCCTACCATACATGGACACCTCCGTCCTCCCCTGGGCCACCAGACGCGGAAGGATGCCGCCGCCGTAGGTTCGGTACGACGACTGGACAATCTTCACGACCTGCATCATGTCCGGGTCGATGAATGTGTAGCCTTCCTTCTTCGCGGACATTTCAAGGTCAAACAGGACCTCCTTCAGATCATCCATCTTCATTTCGGCGAGGAAAGCGTCCGGGGAGATTCCGAGAAGGTTCCAGTAATACTTGATAAGGGCCTGTATTCCAGCCTTGGACGAACGATTGCCCTCGGCAGGGAGCACCTTTACCTTTGCGAACTTTGAAGGCTCCAGAAAGGCGGAATGGCAGAAAGTGCCGAGGGTGAAATGGCTCTCGTCCTTTCCGTGCAGGTCTTCATTCTTGTAGATGAGATAGTGGCGCGGACTTTTCAGCACCTCTTTCAGCGCGGAACTGGATTCCGCGTTGGCATGAAGGTACTTCTCCATCCGGTCCTGCACGACCCTGCCATTTACGGACAGGGAACGGCATGACGGCTTCTTGCCCCTGCACTTGGCCGGGATGTCGGACAGGAGCCACTTCAACTGCTCGAAGTCCGTGTACTCGTTCTTATCGAACCGGAGTTCACCAGTCCCCAGTTCGGGCCCTTCGGTCGATGCCTCCGAGAGTTCGGAGACATCGAAACCGAAAGTGTTCTTAACACCCTGCGCGTCCATGCTATTTCACGATAAGGGGTTTGACGCTCCATGAGTCAGCGAACTTGCCGGTGTTGGTCTTCTTCTTCCCCAGGTATGTGATGAGGAAAGGCTGGCCGGGTCTGAGGTCTCTGGCGAACTGCTCGAACGCTCCGTAGAGACGGGCGCTGCCGTTGCGTATGGTACGGAACTCGCTCCCCTGTTTCTCGACGAACTTGACGATTGGGAGTTCGCGGGTTTCGCCGGTCTCCTGCTCGATCACGCTCTGCGTGTCGAATCCGGCGAAGAACACGCGCTTGCTCTCACCGGGGTTTTCGGGACTCCAGTATTCGCCCAGGAGTTCGGTAGGTGCGACCTCTGCGTTGGAGAGGTCAGGAAGTGTGGTCAGCGCAGGGAATCCTGCGGTCTGGGCAGCGACTTGCTGCGTTTCATTGGTTTTTGCCATGATAGTTTGTATTAAGGGTTGAAAAGTGTGTTCTCATAAAGGGGCGGCGGCGGGATGCCGCCCCTGGGACTAACACCAACTGATATGAATCCAATTCAACATGGTTCCCCCGCCTTTTTATCTTCGTTGTATCTTTTACACAGGTTCATAGTATGGAGTCTTTTCGCATGTTGTTGAAATAGTCCTGGAAAGCGAGCGCGATGTCGTGCGTCAGTTTCCTAACCCTACCGATGGACGGCTGTGTACGGATGCGCAGTTCGTCCTCCTTCCCCTCATTGACGATGATGGAGACGGTCTGCGCACCGCGGACGCGCTCGATGAAGTATCTGGATGCGCTGTCAAGCATTATCCCTGTCTTTGTACTCCTGCCGGCCCTGTTCAAACAGGCAGGATGGGATCATGGCGCAAGCGAACAGGAATGCCGCGAGAAAATCGTGGTAACTCGCCCAGGCGAGGAAGGCGGCGAACAGGAGGCCGAAACAGGCCACGACGGAGAGTATCATCTTCTTCATGGCACTACGATTTGTCGGTCAGGAGGAACCAAGCCTCGTTCATCATGTCAAGGAGTTCCTTCACATCGTCCTCGTCGATGCCGTAGATGCGGAGTAAGATGCTGCTCTCGGTGCGGCTTACGCCGGTTGCGCTGTCGTCCGAGCAACTGACGAAGCCGGGCATTTTGTTCTTAATCCTCCACTGGAATCCGAGTTGGTAGGTATCCAGCGGGTCCTTCCTGAACACCCATGCGCCGGTGCGTCCCTTCACAATGAGTTCGCGGAATACGGAGGCCGCTGCGTTGGCGAAATCGGAGTCGGTGAATCCGCCGTCGGTGATGATGTCGTAGTTCTCGTCCGCAATGACGGACATGGCGCAGTCATAGAAATGGTCTGCAAGTGCCGATTTTGTTCTTTCCATATTGAATTGGTATTAAGTGTTGGTATCATCATATCTCGTCCTGCAGCAGGAGCCGCGCGTGTTGGCGTTCTGCGGCCCGCAGGCAGTCCAGTTGGTGCCGCGAGTATATCCACCTTCCCCCGACCCTGTGCGCATCGGCAAGGCCCTTCTCCTTCATGGCCAGGAGCCAGCGTGTCCCATACGCTTGCTTGGCCTCCCTCTCCGACAGGTCGTCCCGTACCGGCGAGGTCCTTTTCAGTATGGCATCTGCCACAAGGTTGGAGAATGTCTCTGCCTGCTCCATCAGGTCACGGACTGTGGGAATCATCTTGCAGGGAAAAGGGTTTTCGATATAACGCGAGAGCCAACGACCTTGCTCACGATCCGAGCGACATGAATCCTCGTGTCATTCGTGCTCGGTTGAGTCTTGCCGTTAGCCCAGTTCCAGACCGTCTGCCTGGTCGTGCAGCAACCTTCCTGTATCAGGGCGGTGCTAATGGAGTATTGCTGCCCTTCTGTCAGTCCTGCCCATATTATGGGGAAAGAATCCGTGTTTATCTCTTGCATATTACAATTATATCTTGTATTTTTGCACTTACCGCGCGATTGTCAAAGGCTTTGACACGCTATATTAGCGCGATAATTGCTATATCCAGCAGCAAAGTAAAGCAATATATCGCAATTCTGCAAATAATTTTGCAATTATTTTTGTTATTTTATTACAAGTGGTTGCTATGGCCGAAATTGATTTGAAGGCATTCCGTAAAGAAAACGGAGTGAGCCAGCAGGAATTGGCCAACTACCTCGGTGTTGGCCAGGGGTATGTTTCACAGATGGAGCGCGGAGAGCGCCCCATCCAGAAAGCAATCATCGAGAAGATAAAGGCAAACCCGGACTGGACGGTTCGCACGATAGTAGAAGAACCAAAGAAAAACCGCATCCCACTGTATGAGGATGTGGCGACCTTCGGCGGCAGGAACGACATGGTTGCGGACACAAGCAGCCAGCACCGCGTAACCGAGTGGATTGATGCCGGCGACTGGTTCCCTGGAGCGACCGCAGCGATACACCACTACGGAGATTCTATGATTGAGTATCCGAGCGGTTGCATCCTCGCCTTGCGCAGGGTGTACGATACGACCTTACTCATCAACGGCCAGAACTATGTGATTGAAACGGACGAGTTCAGAATCACCAAGCAGATCCAGGACGACGGCGGCGATTACATCATGGCTTATTCGTCCAACCGCGAGACATATCCTGACGGACACCTCGTCCACGCGCCGATTAGGATTCCGAAGGCATCCATCCGGCACCTCGACCTGGTGCTCGGATATGTCGTGAAGAACTTCAGCAACCGGCCCATTATGATTATGAAATAGGACGAAGTTGTATTATAGTTGTATATCGGACCGGACGAACAACTCTTTACTAATTGGGTTACAATCAGTTGCAAGGATTAGCAAGTTAGACTTAGGATCTGGTGGCGCAAGCCGTGGGGGTTCGAGTCCCCCCACCCGTACAAGACTGATTTTCAGCATATTACAAACAGACCACAAAGGCGAACCCTTGCATTTGTACCCGAATAATGAGTACATTTTAACGCAAAAGTTGTATTATAGTTGTACTTTCTATGGCACGGATTACCTTTGCACCCGTCATCTACACCCAGTACAAGCGTCAGGACGGTACTTATAGCGTCAAGATGCGCGTCACATTCAAGAAAAAATCGAGGTACATCACAACCAGCGAAATCGCCTCGCCGTCCCAACTCACGAAAAAACTTGCCATCAAAGATGCGGAGTTGCTTAACCGGATGCTCCGCCTTGAGACTAAGATGCGAGATGCCGTGAGCGACCTCGACATGTACACTCTCGAACAACTTGACATAGACGAGATCCTCTCGCACATGAACCGCAGGATAAACGGGGACTTCCGGCTGGACTTCCTCGCGTTCTGGCCGCAGGCCGTGGCAGACAAGCCCAAAGGCAGCAGGGAGAATTACATGGTAGCATACAGGGCGTTCAAGCGATTCGTCGGTACTGATACGCTGGACATCTCCCGCGTCACATCAAGACTGATGCGTGAATACGAATCGTTCCTGGAGAAAAAGCATGGGAAAGGCGCGAGGGCCGTCACCATGTACACCGCAGCCGTAAAGCATGTCCATTCGCTCGCACGGAAGAAGTACAACAACGACGAGACCGGCGAACAGCCTATCCGAAACCCGTTCGAGTTCTATTCGCCACCGAAACAGGCACCGGCGACCAGGCACCGTGATGTGGAAATAAGTGTCCTCCAGCAGATGATTGACACACGGGAGACGCTGAAAGGCAGGGAGCGAAGGGCCGTAGATGCGTTCCTTATCTCGTTCGCACTGATGGGAATGAACGCACCAGACCTGCTGAACTGCCGGCCACCGAAGGACGGCATCATCATTTACAACAGGCAGAAAACGAAAGACCATAGGCCGGACAAGGCCGAGATGCGCGTCAGGATAGAGCCGTGCGTAGCGCCCCTGTTTGAGGAATGGGCAGACGACGACGGGAAGCACGCTTTTTCTTTCCACCAGTTCCATGAGAACTTCAAGCAGTTCACATGGGCACTGGCGAAAGGTCTAAAGAAGTACAGGGAAAGGGTTGGAATCCCGGACGGAGAACTTGACTTTTATAGCGCGAGGCACACATGGGCTACCACGGCCTTCAACATCGGAATCAACGAGAGTATCGTTAATGATTGCCTATGTCATGTGGACCAAGGCATGAAGGTTACGAACATCTACATCAATAAGGACTGGTCAGTCCTATGGGAAGCGAACAGGAAGGTACTCGCCCAACTTCGCTGGCCTCAATGACAGTGCGAGCACCCCAACTCGCACACTACATCTGCGAGGTCACGGGCGGCATCCCCTGCAACATAGGCCGGCGTTTCCCCTTCGAGGTCTATGCCGAGTTCCGCTGCAATAGCCACGGCAAGGTGGTGAATCTCATGGACGAGCGTGTCCGTGAACTCCGCTCCGCTTGTTGTCGGGCCTATTACGACGACTGCGCGTTTAATCTTCGGGTTCGCGAATGTGAAACCGCAGTTGTAGTCACATGTCCGCATAAGGTCGTCTGCCTGTTCCATTGCAAATCCAGACGCTCCGCAATCCCGGAGGCACGCCATTACGCCGTCCTCGTCGAACTTACTCTTGCTGAAAAGGAAGTCCACCATCCATCGACCGATTATGAGTGCGCGATGGATCATATCACATCTTCCCAGTCAATCGGGATTCCCAAGGCCACGGTCTTGATGTATAGTTCATCGAAAGCCCTGCTGCTGGAGCCGTCGATGTCGTCGAGATAGTCCTTCACGAACAAAGCCAGATGTGCATCGTCAATGATGGACGAACCATAGTAGTCCATCTTTGCCATCATGAACACATAGGGGACATCATACGCCCTGTTGTTTTTGACCGAAACGCCATGTTTCTCAAGCATCTGCCTAACCTCATCTTTCTCCATAGGCTTTGCTTTGTTCCCGTTTTTGTCTCTCATCATGGAGACAGCCCACAGGTACATCTGTTTCGAGATATGCCGTCCGTAGTTGCTCAAATACTCGTCCATCCCGGAAGGACGGATGTCGTAGTAGTCCAGTCTATCCATATTCGTTCAAATATGGGGCGAGTTTCCCCGCCCCTGGTTACTACATGTAGCGGCCTCGACCGTCGCGCCCACGGCGTTCTTCATAGTCGCCCCAGTCCTCGCGACGACGGTAACTGCCGCCAACGCGCATGTGGGAGCCGCGCTCGCCGTACTGTTCCTCCATTTCATCGGTCAGTTCGCAGATGGTCTCGATTGCTTCCTTGGCCATCTTGACGGCTTTCTTGTACTCGCGGAGGTCGTCTCCGCCGCGTTCCATAATATGAATGATACCCATTGTTAATCCTCCTTTTGTTTCGTTCCGAGGACCGCAGAGAGCATACGCTTCATCTCGGCAAGTTCCCCTTTCAGTTCTGCCACATCCTTTGCGTTCTGCATTTCCTTCTGCTTCTCCGGATTGAGGGAGAGCAGCAGAGCATCGCACTTGTCTCTAAGCGCCCGGTGAGCCTCGTAACTGTCCACGACACGCTGACTGTTGTCGCGCATGGCTGTCAGTTCATTGATGACCATTCCCTGGTCCTCGCTGACATACATGCCCCTGTCTGGGAAATTGGCTACTGAGGCCGTGGCCGGAAGGCCGGCAAATGGAATAGTTTCGTTGCCGACGGCAACATTCAGGTCAGTTACCATGCCACCGAACATAGCCTGTGGCTGGCTTGGGTTGAACTGCGGAAGGTGCGTATTGACGGAGATCACACGACCCTTCTCCATCCGGGGTTCGTTCTTGTAGAGTATGTAGAGCGTGGCTCCCTGCGATAATCCTTGGAACATGGTGATTTGTATTTATTGGTTGATGAATCCCCTACGCCGTAGGAGCGAGAGGCGAAACGAGTTGGAGAGTTCCCGTGTAGAAATTGTGGAACACCTTGATGATTCCAGTCCCTACAAGGTCTGCCGCCGTAACAGCCGTCCCACCAAAGTTCGTCAGAACACGGGTCGAGCCGTTAAGGGTGAAACGGACAGGGAGCGTACCGGTTGCACCATCAGGAATCGCATTTGCGATGTTGATGGTAAGATCTCCGATTGGGTCAATAGGACGGAAGCCAAGAGCGAAATCTACGGCTTCCGTACCTACGGTAA